CGAAGTGGAGGTCGTACATCTGTGCGAGGTACTCTACCTCGTCTTCGTGGATGCGGAACTGCGTGTCATCTACGTCTGTGGAGATGTACACCATATCGTCGTTGATTCCTGCAAGTTCTGCTTGGGTTGAGCCGCAAGCAATTTCGTTGATGTAGGCAACCGCCTTTTCGTACTTGTTCATATGTGTGAGTGTTTGAGTGTGAGAGACACAGAGGGGAGTCGAACCCCTCCGAGCACCGTGTGTGTCTGTGTGAGCGTGTCACTTGCGGGTGTCCCATCCCAGCTCTGCGATGATTTGCTCATCGTCAGGCACAGGGACCCACGGGTGTGTTAGCTAATCTTGCCCGTCAACCAGCTCCTGAAGTTCAGGGTCCAGCAGGTCCCGTGGGAGCAGGGACGCAAGGGCGTGGACGAGGGCGTCCTGAGCCTCAAACTCGGACATATCGTCCGTGTCTGTGCAGTCGGGCACGAAGCCCTTGGCGATGAGCAGGTCCACCACGGGGATGGCGATGTCTCGAAGGTCGTCTTCGATGATGAGGGGCATTGGTGTGTCCATAGGTGTGTTCATATGTGTGTTCATCTGTGTGTTCATCTGTGTGTGTATCAGAGGCAATCGTCCAAGGATACCTCGTTCTCGAAGCAACCGTATCCGTCCTGCAGGGTGGCGTAGCGGAAGGCATCCTCCACACACATATCCTCAGGCATATCCACCCAAGCCTTGCGGATGACGTGCGCCTTGGCTGGGTTCTTGGGCTGGACCTCCACCTCCTTGCGGCGGTTGGTAGCCTCGTCCCAGACCACGTCAACCTTGGGCGCAGTCTTCGCGGCACGCTTCTGTGTGTTGGTGAGCGACTGCTTCTGTGCCTGTGCCTCCAGCTTGCCGTTGGAGTCCTTGGCACCCTTCCGTGCCTTGCGCTTGAGGCGCTGAGCAGTGACCGACTGAGCCTTGGAGTCCAGCGGCTTCGTGGGCAGGAGGGCTTCGCCCCGTGAGTGTGTCTGTGACACGGAGGCATAGACAGCCTCGATGGACTTGCGCTTCAGCTTGTCAGCCTTCTTGGCAACCTTGGTTGCCGTGCGCTCCTTCTTGTCTGTGTACGCCTTGAGCTTGGCGCGGTCAGCCTTCTCAGCGGACCAGAGTTGGCGGTTGGCGGACTTCCGTCCTGCGAGGGTGAGGGTCGCCTTCTGTGTGGCGGTGAGGGTGTATGTCATCTGCATAACAGCGAGAGTTTGAAGTGCCAGCACCGTTGCTGACGCCGACAAAGTTAAGGAGAAGTTCTCGGACAATCGCAAATTTGAGGTCGACAATCTGGTGCGCGATTTCTCCTGCGCATTATGCGTGGGGAAACAGGCGAAGATTCGTATGACACAAGGCGTCAGCCGAGCGCGGCTGATGTGTGTGTCACGCGACCCCAGTTTTGTGTTAGTATTTCGAGGCCTTTTGTGTTGGTGTTTTGACTGGGTTTTGTGTTGGTATTTGACACCGCTGACCTCGTGTGTGCGAAGCAGAGCTTCCTGTGCCAAGCTATGTGGTTTCCAGTGCATTATGCCTGCCAAACCGCAGGGCTTCGCGAAGAGCAGTGTGCCATCAGGCTGGAGGTCAAGAGTGTAGGCTTTAGCCTAGGGGTGTGGTTGTTTGGTCTTGGCGTAGAGCTAAAGCTCTAAAGAAACCTCAAGCTGTGGTTGAACCTGAGCGGTCTAACTCGATGAGAACCAGAGAGTTACGCTAGTCGAGCAAAACGCTGAATGTTTGCCGACTCCTGTGCATTATGCGTAGGGTCGGGGTCTGCGGATGCGTTTCGGGTGCGTGTGTGATGCGGTGTGCGTTGTGGGCCCTCCCCAAGATCTATATTACTCACCCCTTTTTTTAGGTTGCTACTCTGTTCCAAACCAGAAAATTAGCTTGGATGCGTTAGAATCTACTTCAAGACTTGCATTTGTCAAAAATACTCTGTAACTTCGCCCTGCAAGCAGCGGGACAGTGGACGGATGAGTGCTCAAAGCTTCCCAGAATGTTTTTTGAGTTGGAGAGGGAGTCAGGAAGCTGTTTGCTGTATAGGCGCAAAGACTGTTTCTTTATATTTGCGTCATGAGAGCCAAAAAGAAGCCAAGTGTGAAGCAGCTCCTCAAGGAGTTAGAGAGCGGGAAGCACAAAAGCAAGGGGATCGAGCCCCCATACATGGGAGCCATGCGTGCTCTCAAGGCGGTAGCCAGGAAAAACACTCACAAGGCCTACAAGTATCCTAATATGGTCACACAGAAGGCCAGGAAATACGCAGGAAAATCATGAGAGCTAAGAAAAGAAAAGTAACGAAGGGTACTTACGGCGTCGAGGTTGACGGAAAGGAGTACCAAGTGGAAGGCAAGCGCGTAGAGAAGCGCGGGGGTCGTGTCACGAAGTTCAAAGCCAAAGGTGAGGGGGACGGCTTCAAGATTAAGATCAATGATAAGCTCAAGAAAACCAAGAGTGGCCTGGTGAAGAAGGATAGGAAACAAAGTAAATATAAGTAACTATATTTGCATTATGGACACCACTATTATCGACACCATAGCTGCTTGTTGCGACACAGTAGCCGCCGTAGTAGAAGATCCTGTTATAGTTGTTGAGGCCGCAGAAGACGCCTCCATGTCTATTCTGGACTTCATCATCGCAAACTGGGGAGAGCTCTTAATCGGACTTCTCGCTTTTGCTAAAATCGTTGTTAACCTCACCCCTACCACGGCTGACAACGCTGTTTTTGGGTGGCTTGACACGCTCATCAATACCATTATAAACGACAGGCGGAAATCATGAAAAAGTATAACATAGGCGGTAGCGTAAAGTCCGCTATAAAAAAGAAAGTAAATACAGCTTTAAAGCAGAGGTCTACTGTTCGTGCTGCTGGTGCGAGAGCTAAAGGTGACGCCGTTGTGGCTGCTGGAAACAAAGCAGCCAAAGCTGCAGGTGAAGCAGCAGAAAAGAAGGCTAACACAAAAAGGTTCGACAGGGCTAAGACGAGGTATCAACGTAGAAAGGCTGGAGCACAAGACGCTATCCAAAAGGGTAATGTAGGCAAGGCTGCTAGGCTTGATAAAAGAGCTGATATTCGTGGCGGTAGAGATGTTGCTAAAAACGATAAGAGAAAAGCAGCTGCTAAGGCTAAGGCCGTAAAGAGGGTAGCTACTAAGACCAGCAACATGGCTAGTAGGGCTTACGCTCAAGCAGAGCGCAGAGAGGATCGCGCAAATAAGTACGTCGGTGGCGGTAAGGTCGTTGCCCAGGGTGCTGACAAAAAGGACGTCCGAAGCGAAAAGAAGCAGGACAGAGCCAAGGCTAGAGCAACCAGAAAGACCCGAAACAAAAATTACCGACGCCTCAAAAAAGACATTAGGACGGGTAAGCTGAATCCTTATGTTGATAATATGAAGGGATGAAAGCAGTAAAGAATAAAGTCAAAGGCGAGAAGACTAAGACTAGGACGATCGGAAACCGAACCGTAACAAAGCAGAAGAACAAATCTGAGGACGGAGTTCGTTCTACTCGCAAGACTGTATACGGAGGTAATCAAGCTTCTAGGCTTGTAACCAAAGAGAAGCAGCGCACGAACTTAAAAGGTAAGAAGGCTGGTATGATGTCCTTTAAAGAAAAGGAAGTAGACCGAAAAGACTTTAGCGTGCGCCGTAAAACCAAAGGAATAACACCAAACGCAGGATCATAATGATGCAGGATAGCAGTATGTCTGATATGATCAGGCAAATGATGGAACAAAAAAAGTCTGGAGGAGGTAGCGGCGAAGGTTTCAACATGATGGGGCAGTATACCTCCACTGTAAAGCAGGAGCAAGCCCCTGACGGAAGCAGCAGGGAGTACGTTCTTTACGACGACGGAAACGGAAACGAAATAAAAGTTTACGGCAACTGGAATGAATACGCCCAGGGTCAGGACGAAGAGGGAAATATGTTTCTTCCTGACGAAGACTTTCCCGTAATGAAAAATGAGAACGGAGATTACGTTCTTGACGAAAGAAGATTTGAGGATACCATGAGCGGCGTCGAAGGCAGACAGAAAGCTAGAGGAATGGCAAGAAACCTCGGCGGACCTGGTGCCTCCCCAATGGAAGATCTCATGCAAAGGTTGTCTGACGCTCCTGGCCCCAGAAAGTACAGTAGAGGCGGTAAGTTTCCCGATTTGAACAAAGACGGAAAGGTTACGTTTGCAGATATTCTCAAGGGTCGAGGCGTAAACCGAAGATAAAATGACAGACGGAGGCAAAGTAAAAGTAGCTACCAAAAAAGACAAGAGGAAGGGAAACACCTCACCTCACGGTCTTTATGCTACCCCAAAGTCCGCTAAAGCAAAAAAGCGAAAGCCTAAGCTTGCTGGAGGAAAAGGAAGAAGAGGATCTTTTGGTAAAACCACAGGAAGAGGAGGAATAAACTACGGTCGAGGAGGAGGAAAGGGAATGAGGACTTCCAAATCCTGCAAGAGTTGATGGGAGCCAAAGGCTACTTCAACCCAAGAATGAAAACTAAAGACTTTAATAAAAAGAGGTATGAGACTGTCCAAAAACTTAAGTTTAAAAGAGTGTACAAAAAGTATAACAGCGGCACGACTAGGCATGAAAAACGAGCCTAACGAAAAAGAGATAGCCAATCTTAGGGAGATTGCGGAGCACATCTTCCAACCAGTACGAGACCACTTTGGAGTTCCTATATACGTCTCGTCTGGATATAGGTCACCTAAATTAAATAGAGTGATTGGCGGGTCGGTTACCTCTCAGCATGTGCGTGGACAGGCTCTTGATCTGGACGCAGATGTATTCGGAAAGATATCCAACGCTGATATATTTAAGTATATAAAAGAAAACCTAGATTTTGATCAGTTGATCTGGGAGCAAGGAACTGATCTCTCCCCTGCGTGGGTTCATGTATCATACGTATCCGAAAGGGAAAACAGGAGAAGGGTGCATAAAGCATCCAGGTCTGAAAAAGGGGAAGTTATCTATTCTATTTGGTAATGGAAAAACGTTCAGTTTGTTTTTTCATGCTGTATCACAAGCGTCCTGAGCTTACTAGGATGTCTATGTGGCATATGGCAAAAGCTATAAAAATATTCAATGAGGCTGGCCACAAAGCTCAAGGTATAGTTGTGGGCTGCGGAAGCTGCGAACCTAAACAAAGGGAGTATGCTGAAAAGCTTGGACTGGAACATTTAAATAAAAAAAATGAACCACTAGAATCTAAGTTTTCATTTACGTTCATTAATGCCCTCCTAAAAGAGACGGACTATATATGTTGGATTGGCAGCAATAACATACATTCAGACGAGTATTGGGGTAAGTGTATTAAAACACTAGAAGGACCCAGAGAAGTAACTTTTGGGAGCAACAAGTTTTGTGTAATGAATGCCGACCGAGGCGTTGAGGGTACTTGCGTCTTTCAAACACGAAGTGAAAGACATCTTTGTTCAAGCGGTCAGTTTTACCTGAATTACTCGTTAAGTCAAGCTGTAAACTTTAGGAGTATATATCACCCAGGTCAGAAGTTTAACTTCGACGGGAAGATAAACGATGCTTTTGCAAACAAATGGGGTAATTCTGTGATTAAGCTTATAAATTCAGAACCTAATGATTGCTTTGATATTAAAGATAGCACTAACATACACTCTTACGAGTCTTACATGAAAAGATCTCCTGCTACGTACCCGAAATATAAAGACAGGTCTGAATTAGTAGAAGAATATGAAGAGTTTAAGCTTTTAGATCTTGGATACTTCAGTCTAAGGACCGATAAAATCGTTGAACCAGGAGCCGACCTTTCTGAGTTAGAGCGTATCTAACTCTGTAGTTGTATTTAGTCTCATCCCTGAATAGGTGGTCTTCAAGCTCTGCTGACGGGGTAAGTTTGTCAAAATGCTTGTACAGATACCCTTGTTTCATAAGCGGGTATATTACTCTGTTGGCTAAATTGTCATGATTCATACCATACTCCTCTGATGCATATGATATGGTAAAGAACTCCAGGTCGTATGTCCATAGAAGAAACTCCAAGTGACTAAAGGAAATATCGTTAGACTGACAAAAACTACTTCTGACAGTGTGAAGGTTTTTTAACCCGTTATTTGATACATACTTGGGTTTCAGTAAGGAGAAGTCCCTGAACATGCGTTTGCTTGACACTCTAGACTTTGGCATTAATACTTATCTTTGAATTATGAAAAGCGACGAAAAAACTTTTATCGCCGAGGTATACTCTCATATCGTCGCAATAGAAGAACTCATCAAAAAATATGAGTTTGAAGATAGGATAATGTCGGTTATGATGATCGGTCTTTTGGATTTAGATATGCTTGCCGAAAAAGAAGATGACATGATGCAACTTAAAAGCATATTCAGCTATAATCTTCAGAACAAAGATGAGCTAGAAGTAATAAAAGAAATAATGTCTTCTCAGTTTGACGAAGAAGACCCGCTAGATAACCTTTTGGGGGATCTAGGAATAAGTTTAAACTAATGAATGGACTAATTAGAAAGATCGTTATCGGAAAAGACCCGAAGAACGGAATGGCCTACTTCTTAGGAATGAGAGTAGGAGACAGTAAAGTGGCCGCTATCGTACAGGACGATTCTTATCTGCACAAGTACAGCAGAGTCCGCTACCTAGTATACACAGGAGATGAAGAGGGCACTGTCCTTTGGAAGGTGATTGATGATATGCCATGTATGCTCGAATTTGATCTAGACTTTTAATATATGAAATCTATAAATAACTTCATTGTAAAGATACAAAATACCACTAACGACACCATGAAAACCGAAAGTGGGTTAAAGCTATACGTAGATACAAGATTTAATGAGTTTGATCACAGGACTACAGAAGGTGAAGTGCTGGCTGTCCCAGGAAATAGGGAAACTCCAGTTAAGGTTGGCGATACTTTGTACTTTCACCACCACGTGGTCGTTGACGGCGGTATGCCAATTAGCGAGCTGGATAAGTGGTATATGGTCATCTATAACCCAGATCATGCGGCGTATAATCAAGCGATCGCTTACAAGAGCAAGGATACAGGAAAGGTTCAGTCAATCAAGGGTTGGTGTCTTCTGGAGCCTCATGATAAAGATGATCAAGGACCTAAAGAAGGGTCGATAGAAGTCATCAAACTAAAGGAAGACCCAGTAACGACAGGTGTGGTATCCTTTTCATCCGAAGAGCTTGATGACCTCGGAGTATCCCATGGGGACGTGGTTGGCTTTAAAAAGAATAGAGACTACAGGATTAAAATTGATGAAAAAGAATACTACAGGGTCGCGGTCACAGAACTCCTCTACAAGCTTTAATACTCTTGCGGCAGCAGTAAAACTCATGGATGCAATGGCGATAGCCATTGATAACATGATTGAAGAAGTGAAAAAGCCAGTGGACCAAGAAGTAAATGGAAGCGCAAGAAAAGCCGAACTTCAATCAGTAAAACAAACGGCCATAGATTGCAAAGAGCTGCTTAGAGAAAGGCAGTCGCTGGAGACTATGGTAAAAGAGTTACAGGAAAATGGACAAGTCGAAGAAGACAAAGACTATTCAGGAGGGTTTGCGGAAAAGTTCAGTAAGTGATATAACTCCGAACTTGACTTGGACTCAAGACAGTACAAACAACAATCATATTTATTTTAACGATGAGTGGAATGGTGAATACGAAGACTAGCACGATGGACGATCTGTCTATGGCCGTACTAGCTTGGGCTGATGAAAGAGGCCTGATAGACAAAGAAAACGCACCTAAGCAGATGCTGAAGGTCATGGAAGAAGTTGGAGAGTTAGCTGGAGCTATGGCTAAACGCAATGAAGAAGACACTATAGACGCCATTGGGGACGTACTTGTAACTGTTATTATCTTAGCAGAACAGATGGGTCTTAGCGCTACGAAGTGTCTGGGTGAGGCATATAACGAAATCGCTGAGCGCACTGGTGAAACAGTTGACGGCGTTTTCATAAAAGATGAGTAATAGAAACTACAAGAAAGAGTACAGAAAGTACGGTAAAAGCAAAGCCGCTAAGAGATACCGCGCCGACCTCAATCAGTATAACAGGAAGGCTGGCACTTACGGGAACGGAGACGGTATGGATGCCGCCCACGAGGGTGGTAAAATTAAGAGGTTTGTTAAAGCTGCCATAAATAGAGCAAACAATAGGCCCAAACGAAGATCAAGCAAATAATCGACAGATTTACTTAACTTTGAGAAAATTCTGTCAATGGAAAAAGATAAGTTCATCTTTAATGGATGGAGGTTATTTTCGATTATTCTTGTATCTGCTGGCCTTGGTGCTTGCGGTACTTATGCTGGCGTATCTAGATCCCTTGAGGCCGACCTTAGAGAAAGAGAGGTCCCAGCATACAACTATCTGGACACCATATTTCTTGAAGAGTATAGGGCCACCCTTGAGCCTGACTATATTGCTACTCTAAGTATAGACAGCAACTTAATTGGCGTAAAAGTAGACCCGTATGTAATACAGACTACACCTGGGTCCAAAGGGTCCGAGTATTACTATAGGGTTCATTTATATCATTCTAAAGTCGATAGCATGTTTATAGACTATGTCGACACGTCAAATAAAGTTCTGTCATGGGAAAAGGAATAACACTTATGGGGCTATGCCTGATCGGTATGGTTTGCTCTACTTGCTCACCTCGTCATTGCGAAGCGTATACTATTCATCAAGAAAAGAATACGTTCGTGAGATGCCCTCGTAGCTCAGATGGATAGAGCAACAGCCTTCTAAGCTGTGGGTCCCAGGTTCGATCCCTGGCGAGGGTACAATTAAATGAATGGAAAAAATAGCAATTACAATATGTGTATGGAAACGCATAGACATAACAAGAGCCTGTTACTCAAACTTAGAGTCGCACAGAAGCAGGTTTAACGATCTTGGCTTCGATTTCACTGTATACGTATGTGGATCTGAAGAAGAGCACAAAGAACTAGCTAATGAATTTGGCTACAAGTATGTACATCTACGAAATTATCCAGTAGGAAACAAATGGGAAAAAGTACTTAGGTTTTCCATGAAGGATGACTGGGACTACTGGATGACTCTTGGATCGGACGACTTTTTGTTGGAAGGGTCTGCAGATGCTATAGTAAAGCAGATGAAAAATAAAAGAGTACATGCGGGAATGCCTAAAAACATAATTTTCTTTGACATAGAGTCGGGGTTGGGGTTTGAGTTCAAAAACGTAAGTAGGTGTGGAGCTGCTAGATGGTACAGAAGGAAAGTACTAGACTTTGTATATAGTCATAGTAAAAACATATACCCGTCAAAAAACAAGTCGCTAGACTATTATTCTGAGGACACCATACGTAAATATGGAGTTGCTCCAGTTAGATTTGATGGTCTTTATGTCGCGGACTTAAAAAGTGAAGAGAACATAAATAGTTTTGAATCGCTATTAATGTATCGAGATGATAACGGTAAAAACGAAATTGATATAAATGACTTTATTCCAGAATGGAAATCAATAAAGAGAGTTTAAATAAGGATGAAGCTATTAGGTTGGTCAGCGGAAGTGAGCCTGGGGAGGTTATTCAGATCTACGGTCTTGTCATTTCTCTTCCGAAAAAGCCAAAAAAATCGGAAATTCTCTTCCACGACTTACCTAAACAGATGCAGATGTGGCGCCGCACCGATGTGCCACAAGAACTGTCGCGGATTAGAAGTATGGATGAGTGGTTCGAGAAGCCAGCCGAGTTTAGGCGATCCTTTTCTCCTTATATCGAGCAAGAGTTTGAGCGCAGGCGCAACGGTGTTTGGTTTTACAATAATGGTGTGCCTACGTATATTACGGGGAGACATTACATGTTTCTCCAGTGGAGTAAGATTGACATCGGATATCCTTCGTATCTTGCGTTCCAGCGTGAGATCTTTATCCATATGGCTGCGTGCGAAGCTGATAGCCGTTGTATCGGTCAGCTTTATACTAAGTGTCGCCGTAGTGGCTACACCAATATCTGTGCTTCTGTACTTGTTGACGAAGCTACACAGGTTAAAGATAAGCTGTTGGGGATACAGTCGAAGACTGGTAAAGATGCTCAGGAGAACATTTTCATGAAGAAAGTAATTCCGATGTTTCGGAGTTACCCATTCTTCTTTAAACCCATTCAGGATGGAACGACGAACCCACGTATGGAACTCGCTTTTCGGGAACCATCAAAACGAATCACCAAGAAGAATAAGACGTCGCAGAAGGGTGACGCGCTCAACACAATCATTAACTGGAAAAATACCACCAACAATGCCTATGACGGAGAGAAACTCCATATGCTCTATCTTGATGAGGCTGGAAAGTGGGAAAAGCCAGTAGACATTAAAGAAGCCTGGAGAATTGAAAGAACTTGTCTTATTGTCGGTAAGAAAGTGGTTGGTAAAGCTCTCGTCGGGAGTACAGTCAATCCAATGGACAAAGGAGGTGAAGAATACAAAAACCTTTGGGAGGACTCCGACCCCTCTGAGAGAAATGACAATGGCAGAACTCGTTCTGGCTTGTACCGTCTCTTTATTCCTGCTGATCATGCTCTTGAGGGCTTTTTTGATAAGTACGGTAACCCCGTAACAAAAAACCCGACGACACCCGTAGAAGGAATAGATGGAGAAATTATTAATCAAGGAAGTAGAGAATATCTTGATAACGAACGAAAATCCTTGAAACACGACCCTTCTGAGCTCAACGAGGTCATTAGGCAATTTCCTATAACTGAAGATGAGGCGTTTCGCGATAGCATTGAAGGCAGCATATTTAATATAGGAAAGATATATCAGCAGATAGACTGGAACAATAACATGTATCCAGATCCAGTCGTGACAGGAAACTTTATATGGAAGGTAAAAGACAAGGAGGTAATATTCTCTCCAGACCCAAGGGGTAGGTTTAAGGTGTCATGGATGCCGCCTAAAGACAGAAGGAACGTAGTTAATGAATATAGGGGAAAGAGAGTCCCATCTTTTGCTGATTTTGGTTGTGGAGGAGTTGACTCCTATGACCTTGACGAGACGGTAGACGGAAGGGGTTCAAAAGGTGCTCTCCATTTATACAACAAGTTCAACATGGACGACAACACGCCAAGCAACATGTTTGTGCTTGAGTATGCGTCCAGACCAGATCTAGCCAGTATATTTTACGAAGATGTACTTATGGCTGCCGTGTTCTATGGATATCCTTTGTTAATTGAGAACAACAAATATGGGATCGTAAGGTATTTTGAAAAGCGAGGTTGGGACGGGTATGTTATGGATAGACCTAAACATCTTACGCCTCCAGGATCAAATATGAAAGTAAAGACTAAGGGTATCCCTTCTAACTCTGTTGACGTAATACAAGCTCATGCTCATGCGATAGAAGCGTACATACATAACCATGTTGGAATTAAGGCTGATGATTCTGAGGTTGGAAACATGTATTTCAACAGAACTCTAGAGGATTGGATAGGGTACAAAATCAATAATAGAACCAAATACGACCTTACCATTAGCTCTGGTTTAGCGCTACTTGCCGCTCAAAAGTTTAAGCAAGAAAGAAAGCAGGCAAATTTTGAAGGAAAGCGCTTTTTTAGAAAGTCAAAGCCAAAAGAATGGCATAGATGATTTCATTATATTTGCCGTTAGATGTACGGTAAGCAAGGGAAGAATAGCGTAGGCTTTCCAGATCCATTAGCGAGTAAGGAAAATAAGGAAGGCAAGGAGTATGGTCTTTCTTATGCGAAAGCTATTTCTTCTCAATGGGGGGCTGTTGAGAGGGATAACTCTCTTTATAAAAAAAGAGCCCGAACGTTTGAGAGAAACAGAGCTTACGCCAATGGAACTCAGGATACTAGCATATACAGGCAGCTCCTTAATAGCTTGGACCCTAGCAATAATGACGGGAGCTTCTTAAATCTTGACTTTACGCCAGTACCTATTCTCCCGAAGTTTGTTAGGATTGTAGTAAATAAGATACTCTCTAGCGAACCCTACCCAAATCTCGAAGCTGTCGATCCACTATCATCATCTGAAAAAGACGCTGAGCGACGCAGAGTAAAAATGCTTGTCGAAAACAAAGAAAAGATTTCACAGATAAAAGATAAGGTAGGGGTGGACTTGTCTCAGGGCCAGGAGATACCAGAGTCTTTAGAGGAGGCTGAGATATTCATGGACGCAAACATTAAGTCTGCATCAGAGGTAGCTGCTCAGATAGCAACCAACATGACATTGAAGTGGAACGACTTTAACGACTCTACTTACAGAAGGTGTGTAAACGACATTGCTACTTTGGGAATGTCGGTAACTAAAAGAAGCAACGATCCTAACTACGGAATAAAGGTAGACTATGTAGATCCTAAAAACTTCGTGCATAGCTACACTGAGGACCCGAACTTTGGAGACATAGTGTATGCTGGTCATGTAAAGAAGATTTCTTTGCAGGAACTAAAGCGCATTGCTGGTGATCAGTTTACTGATGATGAGTACGATAAGATATCTAAAACCGTAGCTAAACGATATCAATACGACACAACCTCGGTTAGAACCTACCTGAACGACAACACCATGGGGAGCAACCGTGGTGCATATGATCAGTATATGGTAGATGTCCTGGATTTCGAGTTTCTATCTGTCGATATGATGGTGTTCGAGGAGAAAGAAAACAGATACGGGAATGTAGGTTTCTACCAAAAAGGAGAAAACTACAGGTCACCGAGCAACTCTGTGTACAAAAGATCTGTGACTAAACTCCCAAACGTAACTGTATACGGAGGCAGTTATGTTATGGGTTGCGACAAGCTTTTTAATTACGGTATTAAAAAAAACGTACCTAAAAACGCTCATGACCTTAGTCGTACAAATCTTTCTTACAGTGTTGTTGCTACTAACCTTGATGGCAATATCCCGAAGTCGATGGTAGATAGCTGTATCGGGTTTGCCGACCAACTTCAGCTGACACACCTGAAAATTCAGCAAGCAATCGCAAAAGCAAAACCCGATGGTATTATCATTGATATTGAAGGTCTTGAAAATGTTCAACTCGGCAAAGGTGGGGAATTGCAGCCGTTGGAACTTCACGACATATACGAGCAGACAGGTGTATTCTACTACAGGAGTAAAAACCCTGAAGGCGGATTCCAGAACCCTCCCATCAGGGAAATCGGTAATAACATACGGAACATCAACGAGTTTATAAACCTGTACAATCACTACCTCAGGTTGATTCGTGACGCAACAGGAATTAACGAGGCTATGGATGCGAGTACTCCTAAGGGGGATCAGCTCGTGGGTGTAAGGCAGCAAGCAATAGCAGCAGGTAACAACGCCATATACGACATTACTAACTCATCTATGGTCCTGTTTAAAAAGGTGTGTTCTGATATCGTTAAGTGCCTTCAGGTAATTCCCAGAGAAAGCATATTATTTAGGGCGTATGAAAACGCCATTGGTAAAGAGAATATAGGTCTGATCAATACCTTCTCCGACCTCCCCATGTACAACTTCGGAGTTACAGTGGTTAAGGAGATGGAAGAAATTGAGAAGCAGTACTTGGAACAGAATATACAGGCGTCACTTGCTCAGAAGGAGCTTGATATAGAAGATGCTATAGCTATTAGACAGCTTAAGGACGTAAATCAGGCTGAGCGCCTTCTAATTGTAAGAAGAAAAAAGCGTATGGCTAGGAATCAGGAGATAGCCCAGCAAAACGTTCAGGCTCAGTCGCAGGCGCAGGTTCAGTCCACTCAAGCTGCTTCTCAAGCTAAGCAACAAGAAATGCAGATGCAGTCTCAACTTGACTCGCAACAAATGCAACTAAAGTCACAGCTAGAAGCTCAACTGGAGACACTTCGTCACGAGCACAGAAAAGAGATAGAGTTGCTTAAGGCCCAGGCTACGCTTGGATTCAAGACTGACGACCAGGAGTTTAGAGAGAAGCTAGAGGTATTTAAAGAGGACCGAAAGGACGATAGAGTAAAAAAGCAAACATCAGATCAAAGCAAACTGATTTCGCAAAGACAGGGACAAAGGGGAGAAATAGAAGAACCTCAAGATCGGGCTCAACAGGGCCCGCCGCCGTCACAAGAAGTAATAGAACAAGCAATAGAATCTCAAAATGAGCAGTAACACGACTAAAAGCACAATCAACCTTGATACTGCATCCCGCTTAGATATTATATGCAGGAGGGGGGACACCTTTTATCTGGTTTTGGATTTTGGAACAACTACTATTCCTAGTAGTGGATGGAAGATGGAAGTTAGAGAGAGTGATACTGATAACGAAGCTGGAACAGCGGTGCTTACAATATTTGATAACGAGATTGATCTTGTAGGAAGTAAGCTTACAATACAGAAGACTGCAACTGCTATGGATATACCATCTGGTCTTTATGTTTACGACTTAGAGTCGTCTGATACTACAGTGAAAACTTACTTGTATGGCACGTTTAAAGTAAATGAAGACGTAACGATACCGTCCTAATGTCAGACTGCATTCCGTGTATAGATGTATCATCATCGGATCCGATAGAGATAAAAATCGAGTGTCCGTCTTCTCCTTTAGTTGTTATAACTATAGAAGAAGATCTATGCTCTGCCATAGTTTCTGTTGATCCAGCTACATATATAGACGTAAGTAGTTTTGAAGGAACTCTTATGGGTCCTCAAGGACCTGCTGGGCCTGCTGGACCCGCTGGACCCGCTGGTCCTGCTGGACCTGCTGGACCTGCTGGAGCCGATGGCGCTCCAGGTCAAGACGGACAGGACGGAGCTCCAGGTCAAGACGGTGCAGATGGTCAGGATGGTTCTGACGGGCCTAGAGGTTTTGATGGTGATCCTGGACCTGCTGGAGCGACAGGACCTCAGGGACCTCCAGGCACTGGACTAGAAGTTATTGGAGCGACTGGATCTACGGGGGCTGTTGTTGACCCAGCTACTGGAGACGCTTGGATTATCGGTGATGAGATATGTGTATATACTGGCAGCGGATGGTCTTGCTTTTCCACTGGACTAAACGGAGCTACAGGTCCGCAAGGCCCCACTGGTCCTGCTGGACCTACGGGTGCTGATTCTACTGCTCCTGGGCCTACAGGACCTGCTGGACCTACTGGACCTGCTGGACCAACTGGCGCAGCATCTACTACCCCTGGACCTGCTGGACCTACGGGACCTGCTGGGCCTACGGGGGCAGCTTCCACCGCACCAGGCCCTACGGGACCTCAAGGAGGTATAGGGCCGCAAGGAGATAGAGGGCCGACAGGACCTCAAGGGCCTGTAGGAAGAGACGGAGCTACAGGGGCTACGGGACCTCAAGGACCACGGGGTCAAACAGGAGCCAATGGCCTTCCAGGTGCGCCAGGCGAACAAGGTACTACAGGCCCTACAGGCCCTACAGGCCCTACAGGGAGTTATGTTGGTGAGGTCTGCACTTTTTACGACCTAACTTTAAGCTCTTCAATAGTAAACGGGGATGATCAAAACACTGGAGAAGGAGAAATAACAGGAACCTCCTTTGGTGACGCAACCTACATTTATCTACATCAAGAGGGTCAGACTAGCTTCACTAACACAACCACTGTAGATAATAGTATAATACTCGATTCTGTTCTTGCTGTCGGGTCTGCATACATTAAAATTATTCAGGACACAGGGGCTTATATGGCTTTCGTGTCTACGAGCATTACTTCTACTCTAAATACTGACGACGGAAACTATACGTATACTTTTGGTAGTCTAGTTGTAAACGATGCAAACTCTTCATTCCCTGGGTTTTCTCAGGATGTAGTAAGAGTGTGCATAGCTCCGCTCGTTTCTGGCGGCACTGGACCTACTGGTCCTGTAGGACCAACAGGACCTCAAGGACCCCCAGGAATCCCAGGCGGACCTACTGGACCTGCTGGCGCTACTGGACCTGCTGGTGCTACTGGGCCTTCGTATACACCCCCTGGTCAGGAGTGTTTTTATTACAAGAGTACCGCTGGAAGTATTGAAGGTACAAATAGTATATACAATCAGGTAAACTCAGAAGGAGAGGGGGCATTTGGATCTTTAATATTTGACAGTCTGGGATCAAATGGATTGACTCCAGAAAATGTTGACATAATAGCCCTAAGTGCTCTTTCCTATCAGGCTTTTGCAACTGATCCTGGGTGGAACGTTTCTCAAGATTCCACTCAAGAAATATTACAGCTGATTAATTACGGATCTGGAGCTGGTCGAATAAGCGCTGTAGACTGTAACGGAGATGGATGGGAATGGGGTTTTAGTGGTGCAGGTTATACCCCTTTTGGTGACGGTATATTTAAATTTCCTAACCTTCAGTTTCTTGGAGCGATAGATAATGGAGGCAATACTATGCCAGGAACAGGCACGTTCCTTGCGCCTTGTTCGGCATGGTATAAGTTCTGCATCACTCCGTGTTGTGGAGGGGCAGGAGGAGGCCCTGATGGGGGAGGTGGAGGTAACAACCCTGGGGGTACAGGTCCTATTGGAGGAGGATTTGGAGGTCAGTGTGAGACGTTCTATATGTCTAGGTCTCAAGTTGGATCTACTGATGGATATCCTCAAAATTCAGATCCGTTTCAGAGTAACTGGATTTGGCCTCTTGGAGGTTCTAATGGTACAGTTGCTGTAACTCCCTCTATTATAACAGGCGGAGGAAGTATTACCAGCGATATTTTAGACCTGCTACTAAATCTACCTAATGGACTTTCTGTAAATATGTCCGTTTCTGGTGTTTGGGCTGACGGATCTTATGGGGTTGAGTGGTTTAAAGTACTGGATAGTGTAGTGCCACTTCCTGCTGGAAACTTAGTTTCTGCAACTGGTGTTGATTTGTATCAGGTGCCAGTAGTTTACTTGGGTGGTGACGATAGTACACACGCTTGGCCTTATGGGGTTGGAGGAGATTTTGTTATATGTTTTTATTTGTGCTGTGATGATGTAACTCCAACCAACATAGAACAAGTTTGTACGGATTACAATCTGACTATAGATCCTCTTGGGTTGTTTGACATATCCATTGTGATGGATAGGTCAGGAAGCGCACAGGGTTTTTGGCCCCTGCAACAAGCTGGTGTTATAAACATAATTGACGCCCTTCAGAATTTTGGTTTGCTCCAAGATAGCACCGCTATGGTAAACATAGTAAGCTATTCAAATTCTGGAAATTTAGAGATATCTCTCACTTCTGACTACTGCGAACTTAAAGAAGCTGTAAACAACATTGCAATTCCATCTGGGGGTACGCAGCTTGCAAATGCTTTAACTATAGCAACTCAAGACCTTACTTCTTTTGGTAGGGCTAATGCTCAGAAGATAGTTATCATAACAAATGACGGCTCTATTGCAGATCAAAATAATGCTGTTGGAGTCGTAAATGGATTTTCTGGTAGCGTTTATGCGGCTGGAATTGGGAGTGCAAATATGACTCAGCTAAACGATCTTGCTGATGCTGGGCAGTCATACTACGCATCTGACTTTATGGAGTTTGAAAGCGTTGTAAGCGATTCCATAATTCTTGATATTATATCTGGCACCCCTCCGTCTTCTGGAGAGATCGTGGTTTCTGCTACATCAGCTTGTGATGTAAGAATTATAGCGCTTAGTCATATAGACTCTAACAACAACTACAATGGAGGGATACTTAATGCGGCCCTGCCAAATCTTTCTGGACTCTTTAGTATAGGGACAGACTTTGATGTAGAAGTGTCTCCCACTGGACCTTACTTAATTGGTCAGTCGTCTTACGGGATGACAAACGAACTTACCACTCCAGATTATTCTGTGTATGCCGTTAACGTTGGGGGATGCACTGGATCTTTTGTAGAAGGGGAGACCGAAGTGTGTATTGCCATAGGCCCTGAAGTAGAGGATTGTGCCTGTTTAGATTGCGCTACAGGTCTTGGTCCTGATCCAGGTCCTGATGGTGGTGGCGGAGGAAATAATCCAGGAGGTACGGGGCCTGTTGGTGGTGGATTTGGAGGTCAATGTGCTACCTACACTCTTTATAGAAGTTTAAATACAGATACAGGTGTACCTCAGTCTAACTCTCAGGATATGGCTGAGGGTCAGTTTTGGCCTATATCTACTGACAGTAATCAACTAGATACTGTAGAAACCACTGAAGGATTCTATCTCAACCCTACTGGTCTCACATCTGACATTCTTGACCTATTAGATAATGGGCTGCCTAATGGGTACTCCATAAATATGTCTGTTTCGGGCACGTGGTCTGACGGATCTTACGCTTCTGAGTGGTTCAATGTTCTTGGTGGTGGTGTTGAAACAGGCGCTCCCATAGGTACAGCACCAAACAACAATTTATTTAGGCTGTACACATCTTATATCGGTGGAAGCGACAACAATCACGCATTTACGTACAATAGTTCTAACGAGTTTGTCCTTTGCTTTTATCTGTGTTGTGATGATACAGACCTTCCTCCTACGATACCTCAGCAATGCCCTAATTACGAGACAGTAATTGATCCTCTTGGAGTGTACGATATCGCCATATGTATGGACGTATCTGGTAGCGCTCAGGCCATGTGGGATTTGCAGAGGCAGGGGGTGATCAATATACTCGACACAATCTGTCAGTTTGGACTCTTTGAAGACGACACAGTCCGTGTTAGCTTGTTCTTCTACTCAAATTCAGGGTCAATGATCGCTCCTCTGTCTAACGACAAGTGCGGTTTGGTTAATACGCTAAATAATGCTGAAGGTGTATGGGGAGGAACTGCACTAAATAATTGCTTGACTATTGCTGAGGATGAACTTGAGAACGGAATAAATGCTCGTTCGCAAGCAGAAAAAATAGTCATTATAACTAACGACGGCAGTATTGCAGATATTCAGACCGCCGTAACGACATCAAACACTCTCCAGAGTAATGGGTATGAGGTTTGGGCCGCTGGAATTGCTGGAGCTCAAATAAGCCAAATGCAGTCGTTGGCTACTAACAACGATCAGGCATTTTTCTCTCCCACATTTGCGGACTTTGCAAGTAACGTAAGTTTCTCGATTATAACGAGCATCATTGCTGGAACTGAGCCCGCTTCGGGTCAGATGATACTATCTGCAACAGCAGCTTCTGATGTAAAGATTGTGGCCTTTAGTCACATTGACAACGATGGAAGTTTTGTAGGTCCAATACTTGAAACTATACTTCCAGATCTTTCTGGAATTATAAATATAGGGGATGACTTTTCTGGGGATACATCGCCAGTTGGTCTTTATTTAATAGGTGGCACTACCTATGGTCTTACAAACAATCAGCCTGCTGTTCCTTTTTCAGTATATAGAATTACTGTTGGTGGGTCAAATGGAAACTTTACTAACGGCGACGTTGAACAGGTATGTATAGACGTAGGTCCTGTGCTTCCTGAAAATTGCTTCTGTAATTGTAACCCTTGTGGTGGAGGCGGAAGTGGTGACGGAGCTACTGGCCCTGCTGGTGCTACTGGGCCTACGGGGCCTGCGGGCCCTACGGGTCCTACTGGTCCGTGTTGTACTGGACCTACTGGACCTACAGGCCCTGGTGGACCCACCCCTCCCGATACTGGCTGTGCTGTAATAAAAACTGCAGGTTACAACACTGACATTAAGTTCTTTGGAAGCGATGGAGGGGAGCTTTCAAGCGCCACTTCTGCAGATCCAAACGATATTTCTCAGTTTGCTGTAAGTTTTGAAAATGTAGTAACAAACGAAAGCGATGTTGAGTTTTTTGAAAATCTGCAAAATGATTCTGGTGTTGTAAGCTTAGAAATACTTACGGTATCAGGAGGGGTTGAACTGGTAACATTCCAGTACTCTTCGTGTATAGTTCAAAACAGCCCAAATGGCATAGTAGTGCTTTTTGGAGGGCTTATTTTTGTAAGCGGTCCTAACCCTGTAAACTTAGATCCAGATCAAAGTAGTTCCGAAGATTTTGATTACACTGTATGTGTATCCCCAAATTTTGTTCTTCAAGGTATTGTAACCACAGAGATGTTTACTGCGGGGGTAACTGGTTCTACCCCTACTAGTTTGAGCGACGGTCAGATATTGTTGAACTCGTCTACCTACTCTAGTGTTTCTGAAATATATATAAGCGATACGATTAGTCTACAAGAGGCTACTTCGTCCTATGCTACTGCTAGTATTTCGGACGCAGCTACACTTATATCTAACGTAAGAAAAGGGGCTATATCTCTTAGGTCTAGCAGCGGAATTACAGTGTATACCTTCAGTGGAGCTAGTTACACCAGTAACTTCCTAACTCTTCAGAATGTATCTGTTGCAAGCGATGGTATTGGAGGATCTGTCACTAGTGGTGCTGTATCAGTAACTATAGATCCTAGTTTTGGCCTCGACGGACCAACAGGCCCAGCAGGCCCAACAGGAGCTGCTGGTGCTGCTGGTGCTGCGGGCGCTGATGGCGCGGTGGGAGCCACTGGCCCAACAGGCCCTACTGGTCCTACGGGTCCTACTGGTCCTACGGGTCCTACTGGTCCTACGGGTCCTACTGGTCCTGTAGGTCCAACAGGAGCTGCTGGTGCTGCGGGCGCGGACGGAGCTACAGGTCCTACAGGTCCTACGGGTCCTACTGGTCCTACTGGCGGAGTAGGCCCAACTGGCCCAACTGGCGGAGTAGGCCCAACTGGCCCAACTGGGCCAACAGGGTCGGTAGGGTCTGTAAAGGGAAGCAATGAAAATGGTGCTACTGGTGTAGTGTCAAATCCAGGGTTTATAAAATTTGACAAGCTAGAGGTTGAAGCTACTGGAACTGATGGAGCTTTAGTTAAGCAAGAAAGGTTTACTCAAGACTATGTTCTGAATATTCCTGATGAGGGTGGCGTAGAAAAGTCGTTCGGTAAGTATTTGAATGGGGACACTGTTCCATCTGATGGAAAAACAGCTATAGAAGTTCTGATTGATGCGTTCCAAGACGCTGTAAACCCGTCTCCGTCTATTAGCACAACGAGTCAACCCGACTGGCAGCATCCGTCGGGAAATTCTGCTATTGGCCTTAGTGTTGATTTTGGAATACAAAACGTGGGGGCAAGTGGAACCGCTGTTGTAGAGTATCAGCTTGGAACCACTACTTCGATTCCTACTGGGTCATGGACTAATGTTCAGTCGTACACACCAGCTACCGTTGTTTATGGAGCAAGTGCTGTGACTCCATCTTATAATACAAATACGGCTTGGGCAAGTAACAACTACTTCCACTTTAGAGTCAGGGTGACAGACTCAACTACTGGAACTACTGAGCAGATTGCATACGCATTTACTACAGCCTCTAGCTTTAACGCTCCTAACATCACGAGCCAGACCATAGGCAGGAGTGGATCGGCTATAACTGCTGCAGGTGGAACAACAGGAACTTCTAGGGAGTATGGAGACGTTAGATCAAATTTTGTCTACGGTGTTAGAAGGGATGAGGCATACGACCCGCTTGTCGAGTCTACTGTAGAGTTTAAGAACGGAGGCAACTGGAGAGAAATAACTAGCCCTAATTCTACTACTGACCTAAGTGGGCTTGGTAACGGACTCACTCAGATTGCTTTCTTCAACATAACATCAAGCGATAGTATAACGCTTGCTACAGACGGAGTTATAGACTTGACTACCAAGGCGACCCCTCATGAGTATAGAAACCGAATAAATAGCACTTATGGAACTGATGTAACAGATCCGTTCGACAATATCAACTTCTATTACAGTTATGCAGTGTATTTTGACACCACCGCTCTAACCGCTTCTTCTACCGACGCTCAAGTTCAGTCAGTTTACGACGCGGCTGGCGGGGATGATAACGGAGACAACGAAATAGAGATTAGAACAAGCGGTAGTTACCCATCCAACATAGGTAACACAGCTAACTTTACTGTACAGACGAGTAACAAGTTTATGTACATCTTCTATCAGGGAACTAATAACATCTCTCAGATAAATCTTAATGGCGTGTCTCCAGCTCTTGGTTCGTTTACCAATTTGGGTACGTTTACTCTGGACAATAGGTACGGAATAAGTAGCACTTACACGGTGTACAAGAGTAACTCCACTAACGCATTCAATAACCAATTTATACAAATCCTCTAATGGCTGTAGAAATAGGACGTACTGGTGAATATGGTCACAACAACGCAAACAAGTCTTTTGTTGATGCCGACATGGTTCGCGGCGGAGCTCGTGTTGTTGCTGACCTCAACGCACTCTACTTGCTTTCTTCTAAGTCAGATCAGCTAAAGCAGGATGTAACGATAGTGTTTGTTACTTCAGAGAATGCATTCTATGTGCTTTCTGATGATGGAAATATAGGTAATGCCACGGGGTGGACTGATATTGGAACTATAATAGCCGCAGCTGGGGTTACTGGTCCTACGGGTCCTACAGGGGCTGCAGGACCTACAGGGGCCGCAGGAGCAAATGGAACAAACGGAACCAATGGGGTTGACGGAGCGAGAGGAGCTACAGGTCCCACAGGCCCAACAGGACCAGTAGGCCCTACAGGGGCTGCAGGAGCAGACGGAACTAACGGAACTAATGGAACTAATGGGGTTGACGGAGCTAGAGGAGCTACTGGACCAACAGGACCCGTAGGACCTACAGGGGCGGCAGGAACTAATGGAACTAATGGAACTAATGGAGTAGATGGAGTTAACGGTGCCACTGGCCCCACAGGCCCGACAGGACCCGTAGGTCCCACAGGGGCTGCAGGTACAAATGGTACAAATGGAGTAGACGGAGTAGACGGAGCTACTGGACCAACGGGCCCCACAGGAGCTACTGGACCAACGGGCCCCACAGGCCCTACTGGCGGAGTGGGCCCAACAGGCCCCACAGGCCCCACAGGAGCGGATGGGGTTACGGGAGCAAGAGGTGCCACTGGGCCTACTGGACCTGTAGGACCGATAGGGGATCTGTCTGATGTTACAATAACGTCAGTTGCAGAAGGACAAATTTTAAGATATGACGGTGGATCTTCAGAGTGGATAAACGAGTTTGACGATAGGACTTTTGTTAGAGTGTACAACAACACTGGATCTACACTACTTGCAGGAAAGGTTGTATACATAAGTGCCGCTCAAAATGTTAATGTCGCTCAGGTGTCATTAGCTAAAGCTGACGCATCTTCTACTATGCCAGCTATTGGTGTCATGCATGAAGATGTTGCAAATGCTAACGAGGGTGTAGCAGTTGTGTATGGTAAGGCGGATAATATGAATACGTCCAGTTTTAGCGTAGGCGATACTGTCTACGTTAGCGCGGCGACTGCGGGCGAGATAAGTGCAAAGCCAACTGGTACTAATTTGATACAAAACATCGGTATCGTAATGCGGTCCGATGCTACAAACGGGGTTGTAAAGGTTACTGGCGTTGGAAGGAGTAACGATGTCCCAAACATACCTAATGGTCAGACCTGGATAGGTAATGCAAGCGGAGTAGCTACTCCTACTGCACTGGCTACCGTTGCAACCAGCGGGGACTATAACGATCTATCAAATACGCCGTCGATACCATCTGGTACAATAAACACTGTCACCGATGGTGTACAGACGGTAACTAATCCTAGTACCATAGAGTTTGGATCTCTTGCTGGTACTTGGAACATTACCGAGTCGCCATCTGGTACAGCAAACGTTGACCTTGAATTATCTGCCAGAGGGTTGACAGACTGGTCAAATATACCAGCAGTTAATGGAGATGTGGTTCAGTATTATAATGGTGAATACTACCCAGCACAGATAGACGGGGGCAATGGAATAACTGTAAGTGTTGTTACTCCTGGTACAAGCGGGGATCCATCTGTTAGCATTTCCGTAGATGAAACTCAGCTTTCTGACCCAGATTCTATAGAGATAAGAAATCAGGGGTTATCTAGCGTAGGAGATGCGCAAGGAGAAAAGCTGTTTGCTTACTCTCAAACAGGACTTACTACTGGTGTTGTTTATGGTCTTACTTCAAGTGGTTGGGCAGTATCGAGTGCAAGAAACGCAACCGACCAAGAATGTATAGGGCTACTTGGTGTCGCTCTTGGTGGAAGCAGTCTTACTAATGGACTTTTAACTAGGGGGTTAGTTAAGGTTGGAGTTACTTTGTCTGGAGCTTCTGTTGGCGCTATTTTATACATAACAACATCGAACCCTTCAGACGGATTAGTAACTACCACTGTACCTACTGCAAGCGGAACTATCGTTAGGCCTATTGGATACGTAGTTGATCCTAGTAATAACGTAATTTACTTTCACGGTAATCCTGACTTTATTGAGCTTGCATAATGGCAAACATAAGTAGCTACAACGGAATTGATATGGCGAATATTGCATCTATAAACGGACAAACAGTGCCATCAGGGTCTGGTGGTGTAGCAGAATCAAATACAGGATTATTGTATTTTGAAGCAGGAAATTTTAATTCAAGAACTCCAGATGCTCAAGAAGTGTATGGAACCTCTTCAGTAAGCTTGTATAAAGCTCAGTTAGATACTAGAACAGACTTAGAAAGAATGAAACAAGGTTTGTATCATTACTTTGCTGTAGATGGTTCTAATAATCTTTATTCTGCTGGCTGGACTAATACAACGCAGATAGGAAGAACAGTTAGTAATGATGCACATGAATTGAAATTATCACTTACTAACGTAGCTCAATTCGAACCTCATATAAATGGTTGTTGGGCTATAAAAACAGATGGTACACTTTGGTGGTGCGGCAGCATTAGTCAGTTTGCAGATAATGGAGACACTGGGCAAGGTACTACTAACGCTAATAACGGATGGCTCCAGTACGGGTCTGATACAGATTGGGTTTATATTACTTCTTGGCCTTCTTATCCTTACACCACTCTTGCTGTTAAAGGAGGTGCTGGTGCTGAGTATCTGTATACTTCAGGGTATAATAATTTTGGCAGGACTGGGTTAGGAACAACAGCTGGTATTACAAAGCCGTTTACAAGGGTTAAATCTTCAGCATCTACAGACTGGACAGAAACTATTGCTAAAGTAGACGTAGGGTATGATAGCACTCTTGTTGTAACACAAAGCGGAAAGTTGTTTGGAATAGGAGAAGGAAATTATGGCGCTCTCGGTCAAGGCACTGCTACCGACTCTTTTTATCCCATTCAAGTAGGAACCGACACCGACTGGGAAACACCTTTTACTAAAGCTAGAACCTGTCATTGGGTTATTAAAACAGACGGTTCTTTGTACGGCTCTCGTAGTGTTTCCTCTTCTTGGGGTATAGGCCCAACTACATCAGATAGAACATATCGACAAATTGGCACGGACACAGATTATGAAGAACTTAGATTCCAAGATTGGGCTACTTCTAAAGGTGCTGAAATTGTGTTTGCAAAAAAGAATGGAACTTGGTATGTAAACTGGGATCAAAATTTAGGGGCTGGCAGTTTTGTAGGAAACACCAGCCTCAAAGCACCCCCCGCAGAAAACACATGGCTTCCTTTTAATGATCTATTAGATGGCAATGACATCACTGTAGGCATAAAAGAAGTACTGCTTTCATTTAAAGATGGAAATCAAAATGCGGGGGAAGTACTATTAGTATCAACAGCAGCAACATAATGGCTATTAAAACAGTAGTAATATCGTCAGAACAAGACCTTGAGTCATTTTGGACCGACTCAAGGTGTCCAAATTTAGAGTGGACGTTTATTGAGCAAGAATTTGAAGAGTGCCTTCAGGAGGACGGTACTTACCTCGCTACCTACGACACCTTAGAGGTGCCCGAAGGAGAGACTTTCTCTATGACGTATCTGTGTCAGGACACTGGTGGAGCTAAGATGTATACGCTAACAGAGGGGGAATACGGGATAAAACCGTAAATATTATATTTGCATTTATGAAAGCCTGTAAGTCCTACAAAAAAGGAGGAAGAGTCTCACTGAAAATGGGGAAGCACAAGGACCCCAAGGGTGGGCTTACGCAGGCTGGTGTTTCTAAATACAACAGGGAAACGGGGAGTAATCTTAAAATGGCAGTCACTACCAAGCCTTCCAAGCTAAAAAAAGGTAGCAAAGCAGCCAAGAGGAGAAAAAGCTTTTGCGCCCGAATGAGCGGAGTCAAAGGGCCTATGAGAAAGCCTAATGGCAAGCCTACACGTAAGGCGCTTGCACTTAGGAAATGGAACTGCTAATGCCTGAAAACATAACACACTTTGAGTTTTTGATAGTTGCGGGGTCACTAGTTGGTGTTTGGATTAAGCACCAGATGGACTATGCTCGACTTGTCGCTAGGGTAGAAGCGCTGGAAAACGACAACAGCGACTTTAAAAAAGACGTCAAGACGCTATTACAAGATATACAAGAAATCAAGCTACTACTGGCTAAAAACAAAGTAACATGAAAAATACAAACCTTACAGCTTTTGGACAGCACGGGTACAAGCTCATAACAACCACATCGGCTACAACTCCTAATGACGGATACAATTTTGTAGCTGTAACCGTACTTGCTGACAGCACGACCATGACTACTACGTCCGCAGATACAGACAGATTCCCAAACATGAGTGCTCAGGCGATCCCTACTGGAGTTACTGTTTATGGTAGCTGGGATAGTATACAGCTAGGTGCGGGAGTAGTAATTGCTTACATGGCATGAAGGCGGTTAAGTATCAGAAAGGCGGAAAGCTTAAGGTGCTCAACAAGAAAGTTGGCATTGATCCTCCGAAAGGCTATCACTGGATGGAGGAGTCTGGACGGTACTACCTCATGGCTGGAAAATACAAGCCTCATCCTGGAGCCGTAGAAAAAGCGCAGTTTAAAGTCGCTACTCATGGCTAAGACAGCAAAGAAAACCAAAGGGGCTCTCTGGAAGAGAATCGTGGCCAACGTAAAGGCTGGGGGCAAAGGCGGGAGGCCTGGGCAATGGTCTGCTCGTAAGGCTCAGATAGCCACAGCTAAATACAAGGAAGCTGGAGGCGGATACAAGGGTAAGAAGTCCAGTAGCAACAGCCTCTCTAAGTGGAGCAAGCAGAAGTGGCGAACATCAGACGGGAGTAAGTCTGAGGGTAAAAAAAGGTACTTGCCTGACGCGGCTTGGAAGGCTCTTTCGCCTGCTGAAAAAGCAGCTACAAATAGAGCCAAAGCAGAGGGAAATAAAAAGGGGAAGCAGTTTGTTTCTCAGCCTAAGAATATTAAAAATAAGGTGGCAAAATATCGTAATTAATTCACACTTATATTTGCTAAAATTTAATTTATGTCAGAGGAAATTAATCCTAACGAACAGCCGCAAGGGGAAGACCTGAGCAACTGGTCGTTTGCAGAGGAAAGTGAAGTGCTTGCAGCTCAACAGGCTGAAGAGCAGACGATGGATGGGTCATTCCAGGAAACCGAAACGGTTGAGGAAAACTCTCCTGAAATTGAGACCTCAACGGAGGGAACTCATAGTGAACATATAGAAGAATACGACCAGGAAGAGGTCGAAGACGCGGTCCTTGATTACTTGAGCGAAAGGCTTGGTTACGAGGTGGAGTCTTTGGATCAACTCTTGGGAGTAGAGCAGCAGCAAACAGAGTTTGATGAACGTATTGAGGCTATCGTAAACTTCGTCGAAGAGACGGGGAGAGACCCTCAGGACTGGTTCATTTATCAGCAGCTTAACCCCTCCGAAATGGATGACGTTACTGCAATACAAGTAAAGCTGTCTAGTGACTATCCAAACCTGTCTCAGGATGAGGTCGTCACTTTGATGAATAACAAATACAAACTCGATCCCGATCTACACTCAGAAGAGGAGGTGAAAGTTTCGCAGCTGCAGCTCAAGATTGACGCTCAGAATGCTAGGGATGGAATTGACGAACTTCGAGAGAAGTACGCCGCCCCTGAGTACGATGAGTCTGAAGATCTTGGGAACCTTTTCGATGAGGATTGGTATAATTCCATGGAGGCTGAGACTGATGCTTTAGACGGAGTCGAGTTTGATCTCGGTAACGGACAGAGCTTTACGTTTGGACTTGATGACAATTACCGAGATGAACTCATTGATAAGAACGCTCGACTTGACGAGTTCTTTGATCCCTACGTCCAAAGGGATGGTAGTTGGGACTATGACAAGCTGAATGTTCACAGGGCTGTAATTGACAACATGGAACAGATTGTCCAAGCTGTATATAAGCAGGGCATGAGTGACGGTCAAAGAGGCATTGTGAATCAAGCAGCTAACGTCGGAATACCTTCTCCGAATCAAGGGGGGCAACAACAGGAAGACAATCTTTCCAAGCAGCTTAGAGAAGCTCTTGGTGGTGACTCGACCTGGTCTTTTTAACAACAACAAAAACAACAAAACATATAAGCTATGGCTATTAACCAAGCCCATACTGACGTCAACAACCTTCTAAAGTCGGCGCCAGACAAATACATCTCCCTTGGGGAGTTGATGAAGTACGCAAAGCCCGATAACAGGGACTTGCTGATTAAAACCTATGGTGATCAGGGTATTACTGGTTTCCTTGAGCTGACGGGTGCTACCCGATCTTCTGGTGTTCAGGACGAAGTCCAATACTGGGAGGAGGGTCGTCTCCACAGGAAGTTCACTGGAACTCTTGCGACCGACGGTACTCTGTCGGTTACTGAAGTTAGTGGAGCAACCTCAGGCGACTACTTCGACAACGGTGGTGTCCCATGCAGACTGAACGACGTTATTATGGACTCCAACGGTTTCCGTTACGTTGTTACCGCTGTTACCGCTGATTCTGACCTCGCTACCTCTGCTGGCGATGGTCCTTCTGTGACTGTTAAGCGTCTCGATGGTGCGAGCGCTACCACGGCGATCACTGCTCTCGATACTTTTATCGTTATTGGTAACATTCACGCTCAAGGAACCAAGCAGCCGAACAAGTTCTACCAGACGGACGTGACCAAGAGAACCAACCCCTTCCTCATCACGAAGGAGACGTACCACGTCAATGGTTCTCAAGCTACGAACATCGGATGGATCAACATCGGCAACGGTGATTATCGCTGGTACGTAAAGGGTGAAATGGACACGCGGAAGCGTTTCATGGATCAGAGAGAGATGATGATGCTGTTCTCCGAGAAGGTGAGTAGCGGAAACATCACCATCCCGAACAGCCCGACCGATACTTCTGCTGCTGGTAAGATCACTGGATCTGAAGGTTACTTCCAGGCTGTAGAGGATCGCGGAATCACCACTGACGGATTTGGCACTGGAGCAACGTTTACTGATATTGACAATATCATCTTCGAGCTCGACAAGCAGGGTGCTCCTAGCGAGTACGCTATGTACGTCGACAACGTGACGAGCCTCAATATCGATGACATGTTGGCTACTGGATTGGCTACTACGGCTGCTCTGAGCAACGGATTGCCTGGTCAGTTCGGTGCGTTCAACAACGACCGTGACATGGCCGTTCAGCTCGGCTTCAAGAGCTTCACTCGTGGTGGATACACCTTCCACAAGCACGACTGGAAGCTTATGAATGACCCGCAGTTGCTCGGCGCATTCACCACTAAGCCTTACAGAGGTGCCATGGTTCCGATGACGCAAGTAGCTGACGCCAAGACTGGCGTTAAGGCTCCTGCTTTGGAAATGAACTACAAGGAGACCAACGGTTACAGCAGAGAGCTGGAGCACTGGGTTGAAGGTGGTGGCGTTCTCGGCTTCAAGACGAACGACGAGGACGTGGCTAAGTTCCACTACCGTTCTGAGTGCAACCTCATCACCCGCGCTGCTAACAAGCACGTGGTGTTGAACTAATACGACTCGGTAAGGGAAGGGGAGGAGAAAGGCTTCTCCCCTCTCTTACTACTTATTTAAATCTTAAATTCAATGACTAATACAACTACCAAGCGGGGTCCTGGCCGACCCGCTAAAACAACTACGGCTAAACCAACTGCTAAAGCAGTAAGCTCAAAGCCTAAGACTCAGATCAAGAGGCAAGAGAAAACAAAAGCTATTCTTGAGTACACCACCTTGAGAAAAAAAGGGGCTGTACACTTGATGAAGCAGACTGGCGTTACAGTTCACGATAAAGAACAAGATGTAATTAGAGCCATCCGATACTGCCCTTCTGAAACTTCTATTTACGTAGATGAACAATCCGAGTTCGCTAGACAAGAAGCTATCGTTTTTAATGATGGTAGGCTTTTTGTTCGTCCAGAACAACCCAACCTAAGGGAGTATATGGAAGTCCACCCTGGAAACATAAAAAACGGAGGAAGCTTGTTTAAGTTGGAGAACAAGGAGGAAAAGGCTGAGCTGAAAGTAGATCAGGAATTTTTGGTTGCTGACGCTGTCTCTCTGGTTCGTGATAAAGACCTAAACGACCTTCTTGGTGTGGCTGTATCTCTCGGAATGAATGTAGACCGCCCAGTAAACGAAATCAAGCACGACCTGCTTATATACGCAAAAAAGAACCCTAAGGGATTCATTGACTCCTTCGACAATCCCACTGTAGAGATGAAGGCGAAGATCCGTCAGGCGGCTAAGTTCCAGATATTGAAAATGAGTAACGACGGGGTACGTTGGTACGATTCTAACCAGCTCATCGTTTCCGTTCCTGCTGGAAAAGACCCTCTAGATGTGTTTGTGAGGTATTGTCTCACTGAATCTGCAGTTCCTGTCGTTGAGGAGATTGAAAAGCAACTGAACCGATAATCAGCATTACAGCCTACTGAAAGAGCCGCCTAGCGCGGCTTTTTCTTTTTGTATATTTGCTTTATGGCAAGCGTTCAAGCCGTATATAACACCCTTAAGGATGCAGTGAACAAAGAGCAGCGTGGCTTTGTCACCCCTGCTATGTTCAACAACTTTGCCCAAGTGGCTCAGATGAACATCTACAACAGGCTCTTTGAGGATATGAAGGAAGCTCACAGGAGAGACAGGGCAGGGTTTAACCCCAAAGATGACAAGTCCTATTACAAGCGTGCTGAGGAGGAGCTGGCATACTTCGCTAAGTCGGCAACGATAACCAAGTCTAACGGGGTGTTTGACAAGGACCCCAACGGCGATTTGTCTAGGATTATATCGGCTTCTACGTTCGGCACTATCATCATGGGGACTTCTACCACCGTCCCTATCGAGATGTGCTACGACGAGGGTAAGATTGAAAGGATATTGATTAGCGACCTGGCCGCCCCTAGTGAGCAGAACCCTGTAGCGCTTGTTTCAGAGAACATAGAAGTTTTCCCATCTAGCATAGGCAGGATCAAGCTTCGATACTACAAGTACCCTCAAGGGAAGAACATACTTACTGGGGCGCGTACCGCCGCCCTTCCGAGCTACGCAGTGACAGCCGTTGATGGAAACGACACCTTCGACCCCTCTCTCAGCGTAGACTTTGAATTGACAGATCGTTACCTCTCAGATCTGGTCTATGAGGTGGCCCAGCTTGCTGGGTTGTCTATTAGAGATATGAACGTAGTTAATTTAATGCAAACAGAAGAGGATGAAAACCAAAGAGATAGAACCTTCTGATGGCAAAGAACTACATAAAAGTATCGCAAGTAGTCAATGACTTCATTGTAACCCAGGATCACGACGACTATGCTGGCCACGTTCCAGAAACGAGCGTAAGGACACAAGCCTTGCGCGGAGTAAGGGAGATGGGGTTTGACATGCTGCAGGTTGTCAGGTCGCTCAAGCTTACGGTAGACACAGCAACAGATTCTGTTGAGTTACCCTGCGACTATGTAGACTGGACAAAAATCGGAGTGGTAGGAACTGACGGGTTGGTGTATGTACTTGGGCACAACAAAAATATCAACTACTCCCAGAAGATGAAGGAGTGTGGTGAGTGCGAAGACAGGGAAGACTCTAAGACGGGTACAGCTGGATTCTCTACCGTTGGTGGCGATGGGATCAAAAGCGGATTTGACTCTCACATCTTCAGAAATTTCATATACCAGAACAACGAGGGGAGACTGTACGGTCTTGGCGGGGGAACGCTTTACGGTCAATTTAGAGTAAACCTAGATCAGAACAGAATTGAGCTGTCTGTAAATTCTGATATAAGTGAAATTGTTCTTGAGTACATAGCCGACGAAGCTAGAGCGGAAGACCCTAGCGTACACATCTATGCAGAGCAAGCACTTAGGAGCTATATATACTACAGGATTATAGAGAGAAAATCTTCTGTTCCTGCTAACGAAAAGGCCAGGGCTAGACAAGAGTACTACAATGAACTCCGAAAAGCTAATGCTAGGATGAAATCCTTTACAAAGGAGGAGCTGCTCAAGACGATTAGAAAGAACTCAAAGCAAGCACCTAAGTTGTAATGGCGATAGATAAGTTTGTACCAAGGCAGCTAAATACTGACGTCGATCAGAGGTATCTCCAAGAGGGAGAAATGATCGATGCTATAAATATTAGCTTCAATGAGGATGGACCTAACAGTGAGGTTGTTCTTAAGAACGAGCGTGGTACTCAGACGTATCTAGCAGCTACGGTTAATGACGTCGTTCCAGATTACCCAATGACGGTAATAGGCTCTGTATCTGACGTTCAGCGGCGCAGAATATACTTCTTTGCTGCCGCCGACGTTGATGGTCCAGAGCGTTACGATATGATATTCATGCTGGACATGGAGACTCAGCTTTATAGTATCGTTTTTAGATCTATATCTAATGTGTCTTCTAATCAGTCGTTAAACTTCGATCCTAATTCATTTATAAAAGCTGACGTACTTAACAGAGACATACAGAGAAACGACACAATTCAATCTATACTGTTCTTTACTGACAACATAAACCCACCTAGAAAGCTGAACGTTGACAGGGCTTTTGCTGGAGACTATCAAGAGTTTACTGGTGATAATCCATCTGCTGAGTTTGACTTTGTATTTAATGTCGCTGTCGGGGCTCCAACCAGAAACCCAACCTTTGTATTTGAGACCGACGAAGACTTAGGAGAAAACAACCTTAAAGGAAAATGTTTTCAGTTTGCCACTCAGTTTGTTTATGTAGACGGAGAGGAGTCCGCAATATCTCCGTATTCTTCTCTTGCCTTTGTAGACGAAACGTCTGAGTCGCAGGTGCTGGCTATCGGGATGCCAGTCGTTCTGGCGTCTCCAAGAAGTAGATTTAATGTGTGCGCTATAGACACAAAGTTTTCAAATAGCAATCCGTTTGTTGGAGGGGTATACGATTCTGTATTGACGCCAGAAGTTGTAGAGTTGAGACTTCTTGGAAGAGAAGATAATGACGGGTCGTGGTTTGTTATAGATGAGTTTGACCCAAGAGAGGATCTTGTAAAAACAAGGTATGACATTGACGGGCAATTGGTCGACACTGTATACAATGCAAACACTGGGATCTATAGGTTTACTAACAACAGTAGCTACAGAACCGTACCTTCTATTACAACCGACAAGCTTTATGATAACGTACCTAGGATTGCTAGAGGACAGGCGATATCAGGAAACAGACTCGTATACTCTAATTACCTAGAGGGATATAATAACGAAGATACAGATCTAGTCCAGAATGTTAAAATAACGCCTGTTTACCCAACAGGGGCGGAAGGGGGTGCTGATAATGAAATTGGTCAAGGGTTTCAAAATTGGAACGGCACAGCTGGAGAAATTACAGTAGACTGGAACCAAATATTTAGTAGCGGAGACCCAGACGAAGGATCGTCGGTAGGTATTGAACTCACCTGGACCATAAACAATAACAACACAGTAACAAACAACGACACTGTAGCTCTAATACAGTTAGAGGGTGTTGATTCTTCAGGGGATAGAGTTGTAGTGGGACGAGGTGGCAGCGATCAAGGTTTTGAATACGATTATGTAAACATTGGATCTGGGTCATACACTTTCAATTTTAACTACGTAGTACAAGCTGGCGACACTATAAACGATGTGTCTAATGCTTTTGCCGAATACGTTCAGGAACTTTTATGGGCGAACTATTTCAACGAAGACACCATGTCTTTCAAGACGTTGGGGTCTAACGAAGACCAGCTTGATGTTGGAAATCAGTCTGATTACACTACGTCTCCATACACAATATCTCCTGACGGCAATGATGTAGTTAGCGTGACTCAGTCATGGCGTTTTAACGGGGAATCAACTGGGGGTGTAACTACAATAACACCGACAATAACGTTCATGTCCGCGTATGGGGAGGGAGATTACGCTACCTACAATGTAGGGGGCGGTGGCGGCACTCCTGGGGGCCCTGGAGGATTTGATCCTGGAGGGGTAGATGGTATTGGTGGTGGTGGCTTTGATGGTGAAACTGAAGGTGACCTTACTGAAGAATGGTGGAATATACAATTTCAAAGTGAAGATTTTAGTCTGAACCCAACCGAAGAGGTTTATACATGGAACAATGTTAATCTTGTTGGTAGTGTAACAACGACTCGAAGGGCGAACGCCGTTCCGTCTTTTAAGGCTGGGTCTAGCCATGAATTTGGCCTCATGTACTACGATGAGTACAATAGGAATGGTCCATTCATAAGCCTTGGAAGTTCATACGCTCGTTTAGCTCACGAAAGGGGACTTGTTCAAGGTAAAGGGGCTGTCGGTTTTATATTTGAGTTCCCCCCTTCCGCTGACGACTTAATTCCAGATTGGGCTAGGAGTTACAAAATACTATACAGCGGATCTCAATTCCAGTCTGTTTTTACTGGTGTGGTATCAAACGCCTTTGTATCTACTGACGCAGTGCATCAAGGTGAGCCAGCAACTGGCGCAGGTGCTACGGCTTCAGATTTCGATGAGAGCAGAAGGCATATATATGTCTCAATACAAAACATTGAGGATATGCAGTCCGAGATGGATGTAAAGACATCTTACGATTTTGCTGAAGGCGATATACTTAGGGTGACAAGCTACTATTCGGCGGCTGATGGAGAGAGGGTATACCCAGAAGCGGGTACATTACAAGATCCCAAAACCATAGAGTTTGAGGTGGTTAAGACAGTTATCTTTGAAGACGACTTCAACAATCCTCTTAGGGTTGGAACTTACAACCAAGGAGACCTTAAAGACAACGGTAAAGTAGGTAGGTTCCTTGTTCTTCGGGCCCCAGAGGTGGATGCTGGATTGTTGCAGTACGAGGGTTTTGACTGGTTTAGTATAGCAGAGAGTCAAAATACAATACAAGGAACACCCGTTGAATATCCAGACGGCACAGCAGCTAATCCAACTAACTACTGGAAACAGGAATGCGTAGTAGAGATAGTAAGCCCAAGAAAAAACACAGATAGGCGCCTGTTTTATGAAATAACTGATTATGTACAAACTGGCACTAGAAGGTACACCCCTGCTGAAGCTCAGCTTTATGGTAACCACGGAAGGGCAATAATAACTTATAACGGGGATGTGTTCTTTAGACCTTCGATAAGCAACATAAACTCTGTTGACACCTCTGGCGCGACACCCGTTTGGAGTTCCGACCCCAAAGACAGGTTATACAAGTCTATATCTATGGAATCGGATAGGTTCTCCGACAAAAGAACCAGAACCGACTGGGGAAAGGGCAGAGCGCATATACCACTAAAAGACAACCAACAAAGAAGAAGGTTAAACGGAATAACGTACAGTGATGCCGTTGTAGCTGACCTGAACACGCTATACACGTCTTCTTTTGACAAGAATCAAAACAACTACTTAGATCTAAACGCCTCTTATGGTGCGGTAAACTATATAGGTAGCATGGGGGAGAACCTCATGGCACTGCAAGAAAACAAGGTGTCTAGGCTGTCAGTGGATAGGCAGGTAGTTAAGTCTGCTGGAGGTTCTGATGTAGCGCTATCTCTTTCGTCATCTCCGTTTAACGTAGATATATACTTCTCTGGAGATTACGGGGTAGGTAATAACCCCGAATCCGTTCTGATACAGGACAGTCAGTTGTTCTTTGCCGATGTATCCCGATCAGCGATATGCAGGCTTGCATCAAGTCAGTTATACCCTATCTCAGAAAAAAACACCAAAAACCTGTTTAACAACAGGTTCAATACATTTAGGGCGTTTAATAACGGGAAGATTGTTTCTGGATACAATCCAGATACAGACATGTACTATGCCACCTTCCTTATGGGTAACAACAGCGATACGATTGGATATAGCGTATTTGGTGGATCAGGCGGCGATGGAGCATGGATAAGTAGATACACGTTCTACCCTACTAACTATGCAAATCAAGATAACTATATGTTGTCTACTTTGTATTACGACCCAAATGCTGAAAATCCTTATGATCAGCAGTTGATCCACAGGCATAGTTCTAACAACTACAACACCTTCTATGGGCAGTTTAATCAGTCAGACTTTACATATGTTTCTAAGGTCGACCCTAGCAAGGTAAAGGTATACGATGTAATATCTCACGAAGGCAATTCCAATAACTGGGTGGTTGAGTCAATCAACACTAATTTGATGGGTGCTAACGATAACGCTGGCACGTTGGCTTTTGTAGAAAGGGAAGGTTCTTACTTCGCGTATATTACAAGAGATCCTGGAGGTAGCAAGCACGTAAGGATGCTAGGAAGAATAGATACTTCAACGTTCAACAGTATAACATTTCAAAACAGAATAAATAATATGTCTGTTCCTGCAAATGCAGAGCTTATGCTTGTTTTGAACGGAAATTTAGTTAGTATTTCTAGCAATACTGATCAGGTCCTTGTGGAGTCACTTACTGATTCTAAAACGGTTGAGTCTCAGAACTCTAACATTGACGTCAACCTCGCATTAAATGGAAGCGATATAGCAATACGGACCCCAGCTATATTGGATAGCGATCCTATTAGGGGTCACTATGCTACAATAAGAATGACTAATAATTCCGCACAACAGTTTGAACTGTACTGCGTTAACACATTAACAACCCCGTCCTTGTTGCATCACAATAGAGGATAACAATTATATTTGCATATGCCCTTATTTCTACCACTACTTGCCACGGCTGGCTCTGCCTACCTCCAATACAGAGGGCAGAAGAAGCAAAATGAGCGTGACGAAGCCAGAAACCAGGAGCTTCTTTCTAAGAACAAGGCTGAAGCCGAGCGTCGTCAGCGTCAGGTAGAAGGTAGCTTTGGGGTTGACAAATACACATTAGAGGCGCTTGAGCAGGCCAGAGGAAGACAAGGCGTTAAAGAGGCTGAAGATCAAGCAAACCTTGGGGCTGCAAATCAAATGGAGCTTGCGGCTAGGTTAGGATCTAGAGGTGGTATTAACGCTGCAGCAATAGAAAGACAACGACAGAAGTCCGTTTTGGCTGCGGGAAAAGAACAGAGGAGGGGAGAGCAGATCGCTCTGCAAAATACAGCGAGGGCCCGTCAGGATCTAGACAGATCCAAAAGACAATATGAGTTGGGAAGGATGGGACAAGCTGAACAGACAGCGGCACAGGCTCAGCAAAATCTGTTTAACGTTCAGGACAACAAAGCTAACCTAGGAATAAACCTAGCCAGTGGAATTCTAGATGCCGCTACGCCACTGTTGGGCACTATTGGTGGTGGTGGTGGAGCAGGTGGATCAGGCCTTGGAGGTTCTGGAGGTGGCGGATTTAACCTAGGGCAAAACATGATGGGTGGATTCAATAATACTGGCGGGTATCAGTTCCCAACTGGAGGATTTGGTTCCTACAACTTTGGGGGCGGCTCTGGTAAGAACGGGATGAAAACGCCTGGTCAATTTAGCCATGCATCCAACCCAATTAACCTGATGCAGAATGGAGCCAAAGTGGGCGAAGTAACTGGAGGTGAGTACGTTGTAAACCCAGAGCAGGCTAGAAAAATTGCAGAGCAAAGCAAATATGCCAGAATGCTCTTTAGAAAATTTGATAAAAACGCATAATGTACACCAACAGAGTTCAGGCGCCAGTAGAAAAGATCGGGCTTACGGGATTTGATAAGCCACTAGAGGAATTTAAAAAACTCTCTAAGGATCATATTGCAGAAGAAAAAGCAAAAGCGGCGCAGCTGGCTTCTGAATCGAACAGACAAAAAGAAGAGCAAGCAGCTAAGCTTGAGAGATCAAGAAAAGATGCTGAAGCCGAAAGGAAGAGACAAGAAAAAGCAAACGAAGAGCAAAGAGAAAAGTACTTGAGCATGTCCGAAAAGGTGGACGCTCCAGACCACGCCAACATGTACGATGGGCACTGGGCTATGCTTGAGGAGTTTGCGGGGCACCTTGCTAATCCTGAAACAATTAAAAGATACGCATCTTCCGTAGAAGGAGAGATGGAGTTTAACGCTCTAATTGACCAGCTTCTTACGCTTACAGACACCTTTGAGACATACTACAAAGAAACTTATGGGGACGCCAATGATCCTGACGACATGCCGACTTTTAGTGGGTCGTCAAACAGGGATCTTCACGGAGTGACGTCTATAGGCGATATAAACTACAACACCCCTCATTCTGAAATGATGTCAAGGTTAGTTCAGCTGGACTCTAAGCAGCATACTGGAATGAGAATAGAAGGGGGTAGAGTTGTGTTTACTGGGCCAGATGGAGAAGAAATTCTGCCAGGGGCTAATTTAGATATGGATGTGTTTAAACCAGACATATCAGAAAGGGCACCTATGAGTGGGTCTGACTTTATGAATAGTGGATTTGACGAGTCGGCGTTCAAGACAGAACAAAATGTAAGGGATTTTGTCTCAGACGGCCTACAGGACGAGACCATTCAGAGGGATGCCGCTAGAACATATGTGGAGGCAATGGAGGAGTCTAACCCCAACTTTAGGTTTACTCCAGAACAAGTTCTAGCAAACCCTACACTCAGGATGGCTGCTTTCGACAGGTTTGAGCAAGGCGCGGTAGATCAGTGGACTGAAAACATATCCCTTCCTTCCGAGGAGGAAATAGATGCCACTATAGACGAAGAAGCCCCAGAACAAAACGAAATGGGCATTCTAGAGGAGGATATTAAGATAGACGAAGAGGACGAGTTTGGTGTAGATCCAGGGTCGCCCACGGGCACCGCTAAATGGAAGTTCTCTGAAGAAGTTCCACCCATAATGATATCTGGGTCTCCATTTAAGATGGGTGAAATGACTTTTAATCCAGACGATCTGACCCTAAACATAGGCATGGTATACGCAGATGTAAAGGAAGGTCAAAGAACCCCAGAAATGACCCTGTCTATTCCTACCACCCCTGAGGGGAAATTAGAAGATAGTCCAAGGCTGCAAGAGATAATAACGACCTTCGATGAAAAGTACGGCACGGGGCAGTTTGAGAAACTCTGGACAGAGCTGAAAGACAGAGAGATCGGTAAGTGGTGGGATTCAGTGAGCGCGTCACAGACAGCTGAGTAATTGTTATATTTGCGTAAATGGATACTACGCAGATAAACTTTGCTGACATGTTAATTTCTCAGGGTAAGACCCCAGAGGAGATAACAAAGTACTTAAACATAAGTAATGGAGGAAATTCAGTATCCCAAGATGAGGTAAATGAATACTTTAACTCCAGGTCTGTAAAAAAAAAAGAATCGGAAGATTTACCAAAGGTAGAAGCAGAGGCTACTGGACCCGAATCTTCGGTAGAGAATTTGGAGTCTACTCCAGAAGAATCTAAGCCCCTAGTAAATTTTTCTCCTGTAATACCTGAATCAGAGGACCCTGGAGTGTCCGCTTACAGGAACTATCTCATTGACACTAAAGCGTCTAAGGTTAACTCAAACAAGGCCCCAATAATAGGCGCTTACAATTTAAGTGATGAAGAAAGCTTAAAGCAAAGGTTCAGGTACGATGCTGTAATGTGGGCCTCTGAATCTAAGGCGTTGGGTGAGAACGTCACAGAAATTGAGATGATGCAAGATCCAAAGCTGGTTACGCAAGCTATGGAAAAGTTTAAAGGCCATCTCGAATCCAATTACACTAACTATGAGGCGACCGACGAAAAGCAAACAGACTACGTTGCTGGAAGCGTGTTTCATGACATAATAGACGGAGTCTCTAGCATAAGAAATGACAAGTCCCTAAAAGGGTCAAAAAGAAGAGAGGCGGAGCGGGAGTTTATGGATCGCTACGTGGAGGAGTTTAAAGAAAGGCTACCAGAAGATAAGAGAGATGACGAAGAGTACCTAGAAAAGGTATCTGAAGCGATGTACAGCAGGTTTGGGTTCAGAATGAACTTTGACGGAGACAACGTATATAACGAAACTGCAAATCCTCTTCTGGCCCCTCTTGCTGGCGCTGCGGCTACTACACTAGATATGATTTCGGGTGTGGCTTCAGTTAACCCTATTGCCATGATTCCTGCTTGGATTAAGAACAACTTTGATGACGACCCAAGCAATAACAATATTGTAGACGCTATAACAGAAATAGACCAGGCTTTAGCCGATGCGTCTAAAAACCTTAGGGGGTACACACGGGACTATCAAGATGTAAGCGTTTTTTCTCCTGAAGACTGGAGTGATTCGGGGGTTCATATGTTGGGGTTGATTACACAAACCCTCGGCGATGTAGCTCCTTATATGGCTGCAGCTGCTGTTTCACCGACTGTAATGGTCGGCTCGATGAATGTGGGGGCTGGTATAACTCTGGGTAGTAATGCGTTTTTGAACACATTTATAGACAGTTACAGGGAGGATGAGATTGCTATTAAAAACAATGAAACTCCAGTATTTGACTTTTCTGCATCAGGTCAGGCTTCTAGGTTTATATTCTCTTTGGGTACGGGTGTTTTAGAAACTGGTACGGGCCTTCTGTTTCAGGGAGCCGCGTCTAGAGCTGTTGGAAAAGGAGGAGGTATTCATGACGTATTTAGAAAAATATTTGTAGGCGAAAAGAATCCAGCTACAAGAGCTCAGATTCTTAAGATATATGCTACTGCCGCTGGCGCTGACGCTATCCTTGAAGGAGGCGAAGAAGCTGCTGTTGCCTTGTATCAAGGATGGGCGCAATCAGAACTAGGAAACGTTGAACAGGACTGGGATCAAGTATGGGATAACGTTTCTGCATCTTTCCAGTTGGGAGTTGTTGGAGGTGGAGCTATTGGAACCATTTCAAGTGCCGTTGGAGCAAAAAAAGAAATATCGGAGCTTCCTACGGGGTCAAGAATAAGTACAGAGAACTCAAACTTTGAGATGCAAATTGAAAGGGCTGCGTCTTCAAAAGGAGACGAAGCTGAAGTAGCCAAGTTTTGGTTTGGACTTGGAGACAACAATGTTGATTTTGAATCTCAAGCAGAATTTAATGCGGCAATGGGAGGGACTCCATTTGCATTGGAGGAAGGAGATAAGTATACCACAGCGAACTCTGCTAGGTATGAGGAAGAAGTAGAGAACCACAAGAAGACAAACAAGGACAAGTACAAGGCATTGATGTTTAGGAACCCAAAAGACTGGGCTAGACTTCAAGAAATAGACAGGAGGATATCTGATGTACTGGCAAAAGGAACAAGGGCGGAAGACATGTCTAATTCAGAGACCCTGTCTGCTGATGCAAAAGAAGCTGCCTCTAAATCTATTCCTTCACTTCAAAGGCAATATATAGACCTAGTAAAGGAAAGAAGGTCGATATACACTTCTTTTGAGTTTGACGGGAACTTTACTATTGAAGAGAAAATAAAGATGGATGACTCTATCGTGGCCAACAGGCTTGGTCAGATAGATCAGGACATAAGGGATGCCGAGTCAAAGGTGGTATTTCAAGAAGAAAACAAAGACACAAAATCCTTTAACCCACTAGCTAAAAGAAGAGCCGAAGCAGAAGTAGAAAGCCTCCAGAAAAAAAAGCAAAATGCTGAGTCTCTAGTAACGGAAGTAAATTCAGCCAGAGACAAACTAGAGCTTCTTGAAAAAAGAAACGCAAGCCCTAAGAAGATAAAAGAAGCCACTGAGATAGTTTCTTCTTCCGAGCAACAGTTGGCTGATTTGCTTGGGGTCAAAACTAAATCCACTGGTAACTCCAGATCTACTGAAAGAACGTCTCAGGCGCCATCAAAGCCCACCTCTGTTTGGTCCGCAGAAGAACAGGCTAAAAACCACTTTGAAGACGCTGAAAACAAAGGGAGCACGTTTACCTTAGATGGCATTAATCACGCAGGAAGGCCTATGGCAAGCGTGAGCATATTCAATGAAAGAAGCAAGGTCGTGGACGGGGATATGTCACAAAAAGATCTTGAGGCAGAGCTTGGAAAGTTTAAGGAAGAGAATGCTGACATTCTTGACGGCAATGAAGATATTCTTGCCGTTGGTACATTTTACAGTAACGAAAGCAATCAAACTTTTATAGACCTGTCTGCGGTGGTTGACAAAAAGTCAGCAGAGGAATTGGGTAAGGCTTATAACCAAGAGTCTGTGTGGGACCTCGAACTCATGGAAGGCATAGACACGGGTGGAGATGGAGGAGCCCTAGATAACCCCAAGTCAGAAGCAGAAAGAGTTAAAGACATTAGAGATATACTCTCTAGGTTAAATGAATCCCAGAGGGCAAAAGCCTTAGCTCAAAGAGGAATAGAAGGTAAGTATACAGACTACAGAATAGAAGGGGATGAAGGGTTTGGAGTAAAAGAAAACGATCTAGTTGACAAAAAAACTGCCGACTTCATTAACAAAAAGCTTGCAAAAACCCTACAAAATGTGGTTCCAGGAGATGTGTCAATAAGGATACATAACACTGCTGAGTCTGGTAATTATGCTAGACAGGGCGGGCTGGACTTGGAAAAAGGTGTGGTAAATGGACTCGCCGTAACGTATGAAGACGGGAGTGCGGTAATACACTTTAGCCCAGAAGCACTAAAGTCTAGCGGAAAGAGCGCAGAGTCTGTTCTTATTGAGGAGACCCTACACCTCGCTATGGGCCCCACGATTAGAAACATGTCTCCCAAAAAGACTTCTAGGGTGATATCTGATCTTAAGGGTATAACCAAGAGATTGGCTAAAACCAACCCAGAACTTCAAGGTCTTATAGATCAGGCTACGAACAAGAGCAAGCAGTATAGGGAAAACAACGTTAGCGAAAACGAGGTAGCCGAGGAGGTCATATTTGAGTATATATCAGAGCTTTCCCCATTCCTTGATCCTAAGGCGTTAAGCGTGCAGGATCAAAGCGCCCTTATTAGAGTGGTTAACGAGGTTCTGTCCGCTCTTGGTCTACCCTCTATAAGCAGTTCTGAGGATGCTATAAATATGCTCAAAAGAGCGTCTGAAATGTACCGAGAGGGCAAGTCTATGGTGGATGCCCCAACTGATGGAACAGTAGATTCAGAAAGGGCGTCGTATTCTGAAAAAGGATTTCCCATTTCTGCATTACCTGAGGAGGAGCCCATAACTATTATGTTTTCGGCACCCACGTACTACAGGTCTGGACAGCTTTCAGGTCTTCAAGCGGGGACTTTAGAAAAAGAAATGACCTTTAACGGCAAGTGGCACTTTATAAACTGGTGGAAAAAGGCCACTAAAATGGGTAAGCTTCCGTATAGCGATTTTAGAATTTTCAACACATATGATGGATCTGTTGAAAGCTTAAATGTAGATCAACTAAAAAGATGGAAGCTTAAGCCAGCTAAAAAGAAGGAGACAGAAAGAGAAAAAAAGACGAGGCTTCAAAAAGAAAAAAACGAGTTGCTTTCTACTATATACAACATGTTCAGGGATGAATATGGGGTAGAGTTTGGTATGGCAAGAAAAACGCAAGAGGCATACGAAAGCGTAGCTAGTATGTTTATGTCCGAGGAAGAGCTACAAGAGCACAAAGACTTCGAGGGGGATGTATGGTCACCAAAGAAAAAGGGAGTTATTAACCTTAGCTTCCTTACAAACGAGCAACTGGTAGATTTTATAGCAAGTCAAGAAGAGTTCTTGGGAATCAGACCAAAAGACTCTGGGTCTAGTACTGTCTCAGAAAACGCAAATGAATACCTGTTTAACATAAACAAAGTAAGGTCGATTGAAGACCTTGACGAAAGGGTGTCTAGTATGAAAAAGTATCTTCAGAGATACAAGTGCGGAGGAGACACAAACACCTGTATAATAAGAGGGGACAAAGCATATTTGGCGACCTATATGGAAATGGTAGCCGATGCTCTTAACGGAGATTTTACTGTCAATTCAGCAGCTGAGCTTCTTCAGGGAATGGTGCTGTTTCAGAATGACTTGAGAATACACAGACGTCAAAGATCTCTTGCTGACGTAGATATTGACAACATGGAGCTGGCTCAAAGGGCTACTGATTTAATCTCCAACAGATACAAAGACACCCCAGGTGTAATCCCTGCTAACTCAAGAGATTTTCAGTCTTTGTTTCTTGGCATTGCTGCTATTACATCAAATGGCAACAGAGCTTTGCCTAATCTAAAAATTGCTCTCAGGCTTCACGACTCCATACTTAAGGCGTTAGAAGGTGGGGCGCCTATGAAAGACGCTCTTAGACCTGACATAATAGAGGGAATTAGACAATACAACCCAGAGGTAACAAGAGGTGAAGTAAGAGCTGGAAGGGGACAACACGTTGCAGACGAGCTGCTTGCTCTGTTAGAGTACGCAGACAGATTCTACGATGTAGAGACTGGACGGTTCGACTCTGACAGATTCTCCAATGGCCTTACTAGAAAGGCTAAAGGGAAAGAAGGTCCGCAGGCCAGATACATCCTAGGTAAAGGACAAGAAGGGGATGCTGAAAAAATAGGAGAGTTTTTGTCAGGCATTCTTGGAAAAGGAAACAATTCGTTTCTAGCGAAGGAGCTATGGGTGGGAAGAGTAATGGCCGCCATGCAAGGAAACTTTGATCTGAACATAGATTCCGAGCAGGATCAAATGCTACTAAACTACGGAGAGGTTCCTAATATTCAGGAATACCTTCAAAATCAAGGTGTTACGGAAGATCAGGCAAGACAAGCTCTGAAGGAAGTAGGCACTACCGCGTGGGACACTACTACAGATCCGACTGACATAGCGATAGGAGGCTTGCTGCACATAAAGTACAATCCCGAAACCTCAATAAACAATAGAAGGCAGGCAGTAACGCTCTTCAATAAGCTTATAGGCAGGGATCAACTGTACAACCCCAAGAGCGATCCTAAGGTAACAAGAGATGTACTTAAAAGAACTACTGACCTAATAAACGCTTCGCTTTCTCCAGGAGCAAAAAAATGGACCCCATTCTCCGTTCAACAAGCACTATGGGAAAGTGCTCAGGAAACGATGGGTTACTTCAGGGATGGAGAATACACACCAGTCGATTACTTAACAAGGCTTGATCAAATAGAATCGGAGGACACCTGGCATTCCTCTCCTAGTCTGTTCATGGATCCTGGTGTGAAGTGGTGGCTTGACTCCAATGAAAACTCAAAAAAGGTTTCTTCTGAAAGGGCATCTATGCAAATAGACATGTTCTCTAATGATCAGAAAAACCTAAATATTCAAGCGCATGAAAGTCCGCTGTTTAGGACCAGAACCATGTCTAACACAGCGGTAATAAACGGACAGGAAATGTCTGACGAGATGGTGCATGATGCGCTATTGACTGACGCTACCTCCAGAAAGATAATGGGAGAAGAGAATGAGGTTAAGGAAGGAGACATAGTAGCTGTAAGATTGAACCTTAATGTAAAAAATAACACGGGGGTTCCAGTTCAGACAATCCATGATAAGACCGCCAGTGGAAAAGCACTTCAATACTCAGGAGCGGTCACACTTAAAAACGTGACGCTCGATGTGAATCAATCTGCAAGAGAAAAGATTGTAACGTTTAGAGAAAATAAGTTCCCTATGGCGGCTGTTAGGGGAGAGTTTGTTTCCAAGGGCGTAGAGGAGGCGGATCTGGATGGGGTTAGAGCTACGTTCAATCCATTTAGAGAGCACCTCTTTGTTGATGCGGCTGGAAGACCAATAAAGTCGGCAGAAGAAGCAACAGTAATAGGTAACAATGTAATCCTGAGAGGGAAGATAGAGTATTATGACCCTTCTGGTCCTGTAGCTCAGAGGGGCCTTAAGGAGACTGATAAAAACAAGTCTGAAAGGCTGGACAAGGGTAATCCTAAGTACGAAGGAAACCTTAGGAGGTTTAAGGCGTTTTCAGAAAGAGCCCTCGGTGTAACTTACGAAACTAGAGAGGACCTAGAGGACGCATACGAAAACCTTCCAGTAAGCTCAAAAGTAGCGCTATCTGAGTCAGAGGTAGCAGAAAGAATGGCTACCGCTAACGAAAGGGCTAGTATAACGGAGTTTACAAAAGACAAAAGAATGAGAGGCAGGGCCAGAAAAGCTGCTGGTCAGTTTGGCGGAACCACTAGGGCGGACATTGTAAACAACCCCAGTAACTACATAAAGCCTCAAAAAATAAAGGAGATAAAGGAGGATCTAACTGCCTATACAGATGGAGAGCTCGTGTCTTTTATGACCGATGAGTCTATAGGTAGGTTGTCTCAAAGAAACGATGATATAGGGGTTTTGGCGGGAGCTGAACTCCTCAGCAGGGCTATAGCGAAAGGTGAGACAGAAAGAATACCAGGCCTGATCGCAGAGCTTGCGGCTATAGGAACTTCTGCTGGTAGGATACTTAGGCACTTTAGAGAGCTAAAAAACTCCAACCCAAGAGGCCTCGCTAGTATAATTGAGTCAGCCGTAATAGAAAAAGGAAATAAACTTTCAGAGGCTCAATCACAAAGGCTAAACGATTTATGCGATAAGTTGTTTGCTCAGCAGGCCAAGGTGGAGAACCTAATGAAGAGGGCCATTGCAGGTGAAGAGGTTGACGCTGAGTTTGAAAGGGCACTGAAAGAAATGCAGGCCACTGAAAGAGAGCTTGATACATTTACTAACGCCGTCATAGAAAAAGACTGGGGTACGATATTTAAACAGCTCGTTCAGGGTAACCTTCTTACGCCTTTCTCTCAGATAGTAAACGTAGGAGCAAACATGGTAAACGCATTTGGAAAAGTCGTGGTGGACACTGCGTCTTTGCCAGTAGAATACGCCATGGTGAAGCTTGGAAACGTAATGGGCAAAAATCTAGAGATGAAAAGAAAGCCCAGCTTAATGGCCTACATGTACGCCATGAAGAGATTTGGAGCTGGATTTGTGGAAGCTGCTGACCAAATAGTAACGGGTCAAGACAAAGAGATTTCTGAGTGGAGAATAAATAGAGGATTTGCTCCATATAGATCTATAATGGCGGCCTGGAATAACGACCTACCTCAAGGTCCAGATGGGAAGGGTAGTCCAACTCAGAAGGCTAAACTGATAATCCAAGGAACTCTTGGTATACCAGCAGAGACAATGTTTAGGTTCCTCTCCCTTGGAGATATTCCATTCAGAAGATGGGCGGAAGCTAAAGAGCTATATCAAATTGCATTAAACAAAGGTCTAAGCGGAAAAGAACTAGAAAGGTTCCTTAAATTCCCCAACAAGAAAGACCTTGAGATTGCTAGGATAGAGGGAAGAAAGCTTACATTCCAAGAGGAAGGCTTTGTTAGTGGAGCAACGAACAGACTTGTGTCAAGCCTTGAGGGTGCGATGGCATCTGGACTTCAGATGATTCCTGGGGTGAAGGATGGGTCTAAGTTTGCGAGAGCTTTGTTTGGGGTTATACTCCCGTACCGAAGCACTCCAGCGAACATACTACAGGAAACGTTTACTTGGGTAAACCCTTATGTAGGTATAGTCAGAATGTCTAAAGACCTCGAAAACAAAGATGTAACAGAGGCTTCTAAGACCATGACTAAAATGATGCTAGGAGCAGTGACACTAGAGGCGGCGATGATGATGATCAAAGAAGGAATCATATCTGGACCCGTTGACTGGCAGGACGACGAGAAAAGAAACATGGCTTACGACCTGTTCCCCCCAAGTAGCGTTAACGTGTCTGCACTGAAGAGGCTTATGTCTGGCGGAGACCCATCTCACAAACCAGACGATGTGTTTATGAGATACGACAAGATGGGGATGTTTGGTGCTATAATGGCTACAGCAGTTCAGTCAATAGACTCTGATGATCTGGCAGATATAAAGAACAGAGAGTACGGGGGGCCTATAGACTTCACTTCTCACATGATATCTGACTTCTTTGGAGCGAGTTCTGTGTCTTCTATATCCGCTATGATGGAGCAGAGCTTTGTACAAGGCCTTAATCAGTTCTTGCAAATACTTATAGGCGACAACGTAGAAAGGGATTTGGAGCGGTTTATAACAACTGCATTCAGAGCGGGTAGTGCGGCTGTTCTACCAAACACGCTGACATCTCTTTACAAGTCTCAGAGGCTTTTGTTGCCAGACACAAGGACAACAAAGGACATGACTACCACAGAAAGAATTCTCACTAAGTTTAAATACACTCTTAAAGAAAGAACGTTTGGTCTGTCGGAGGTGCCAATAAGGGTTGACTGGAAAGGTCAAGACATAAAGCAAACACCAAGAGGAGCAAATGGATTTGTCTATCAGATGTTTGACCTGTCAAGAGCTCAAATGGGATCCGCCGATCCTCTGTCAAATGAGGTATGGAGACTATATGAAAGCACCGAGGATCTGGCTGACATATGTAGCACCCCAGGTTATGCGGAGAAGAGAGCCGTAGCGGTCCCAAACATTACATCGAAGAAAGACTTGAGGCTTACGGCGGCTCTGCCTAAACAATACACGTGGATGAACGACCAAGAGTTCCAAGCTGAAAGCGTCTACTTGAACGTCGAGCAGATAAACAGACTAATGAAGATATCTGGCAAAAACAGGTATGACATGGCTCTCACTATCATCAACTCTCCAGAGTACAAGTCGGCAAATGATCAAGACCGATTAGAGATGCTAAGTGACGTTGCTGACGAGTTTAACGGCGCCAAGGAATATAACGAAGAAGGATTTGAGCCACATACCATAGAACTGTTCAACATCATACAAGACATATATGATGGAAGGCAATAAAAAGTTCAGAGACACAAAAGTAGGAAAGTGGGTGAAAGAAAAGCTACCTGAGGTAGCAGATACTTTCGCTAATGTACTTCCAGATCAAGGAGTTCTTGGGGTAGTTAAACGGGTTGTCGACGGAAGCCCAGAGCTTAGCGCTCAGGATAAGTTAGAGTTTGATAGACTTTCTATCGAGGCAGAGAAAAACGCTCAGGATAACGTAACGAGACGATGGGAGGCGGATGCACAGTCGGACGTCAAGCTGGCTAAGTACATACGACCAGTGACCCTGATCGCGCTTACAGTTTTTTACATGGCGTTAACCGTTTGGGATGGACTAGACCAGTCGTTTATGCCACCTGAGAATTACATAAACCTGTTAGAAATTTTAATGCTGGCCGTGTTTAGCGCATACTTTGCTGGTAGGACTATAGAAAAAGTAAAGAGATAATGTTAGGGCTAGGTATACCAATTATTTATCGTTCATTCAACACTGGGGACTCAGTAGTGGCTCCAATATTTCTGTATGCAAGTGACTTTACTTCTGATACAGACGGATGGTTTGATCCAGATGGTATTGGTGACCTTTCCGCTCCACGGAGTACTGCAGGAGGTTTAGATGATACGTTGAGATATGTTTCTCTTGCTCCGTTTCAGATCAACAGACGTATTAGACTTAACCTTTCGTCTCTCCCTATACCTAGTGGAAATAAAACATACGTTGTAAAGTTTACTTTTGAAGGGACTGCATCGAGTTCAACTCATAAGATAAAAGCAAGCGCATCGTTGGGGAGCAACAATGGACCATTTACTGGACTCATACCGAAAGACACTCCCGCTACATACCACGAGACGTTTCAATCAACAAGCCCAAACACGTTTGATATAAACTTTGAATCGGAGTTTGGCCCATACACCGATGTCGCGTACTTCAAAAACATAGAGCTTTATTATTACCCATAAAACCAACTAAATAATGCTAGGATTAAGCTTAGGAAGGGAATATAGGGACAGGGTCTCTGGAGGAACAGCCCCAGATTTGTCTCCTCGAATTTATTATGATCAGTCTCCAGGTCAGGATGGTACTTTAACTGTATACAACTCCGCTATAGAAAGCGGTTTCCAAGGTAACGCCACTGGCCCTGACGCAATCCTCGGAACCACTCAGAGCGGAACAGGCTACTTTATACCACGGGTAGACTGGAGACAGGAAATAGGACGTGGGTATGACGGAACATCCAACAACGAACACGGAAATTTTGACCAGTTTTTTCCAAATGGAACCTGGCCTTCTACCAGTGTGCTGTATAACCAGACAGCCCCAGACGGCACAACTGGTTGGCAGGCTATAGAATCATTTCAAGACCAGCCTACGGACTTCATTGAATTTATCAGGTTTTACATCCCGTCAACTAACCTTCCCCAATACAAAAACATTAGGCGTCCAAACAATCCCGCAGGATATCAAGACCCCATAAAGTATAAGATTACGGGGCAGGTATACATAGACTCAAGCGGCGGCGGGTGGAATGGAACTGACCAAGTACAAGTAACATTTAAGATTGGCAAAACCTATAGTGTCCCGATTAACCAGAACCAATCTACACTTATTTCACAAGAGTATGCGCTAACTACCCCTCTGAATCAAAGCAGTAACACTAGTAATTTCAACTGGGCTAACCTTCAAATTTATTTCTACCCAACTGACACAATGGAGGCGGGAGCCAAATTTTATTTCAAAGACCTAAAGGGTATATTTTATTGGGAGTAAAGAGAGGCCCCGAAGGGCCCCTCTTAAAATAGTAAAGCTGGCTCACCCAACATTGGCTTATCGGACGGGACATGCTCCAGTATCGCAGTTGTCGATCTCTACCTCTTCCAGCGATATGCTGTCCAAAGACGTGATCGGGGTGACACTAGCTTTCATCTCGTCATACCTCTCCTTGGTAATCTCTTCCAGAGGGGCTTGATCGAAGCCGTGGTCGGAGTGCAAAAGGAAGGAGACAGACTTTACATTGACGTAGTTATCGTGGAGCCACCATCGGATAGCCTCCAATTCTTCTTTACGGTAGTATATTGTAACAGACACAGAGTTGTCTGACCATTCGCTCTGAAGTCTCTTGATGACTTCCAGCTGATCGCATGCGCTCATATCGTCCGCGAACTGCGTACCTTCAGGGAACGAGCAAGGGAATGATACGACTACCGTGCTATGGTCATCAGTGCCGTCGAAGTTGCGGACGTACTCTACGTGGTACCCATTGCTCCTAGCAACTCGTGCCAGCTCACTATCTGCCGCCATTCGGATTCGTCTAACGTAGTATTGGGAATATCCAGGGTGTGCGCCAGGTGTAACACCAGCAAGAAGTGACAGCGTTCCAGAGGGTTTAACTGTAGTAAGCTTAATGGAATTGGGAAACCCATGTGACTTAGAATATTCTTTATCGTATGCACGAAGATACGTATAAGCTTTGTCCAACCAAGACTTTTGTTCTTCTGAAGCCTGCAGATACCCAGTCACACCAATACCCATACGCATGTTGCGGTGGACGATATTTTCGGTCTCCTTCAGGGCGCACGGTATAGCGAGGCTGTGCTTGTTCACCCTGTACAGGTAGCGAAGCACCTTCCTCAACTCCTCGTAGTCCTCAATGTTTGGGAGGTATACCTCTGCCAGACAGCAGGTCTCGAAGTTCTCAAGGCTCTGCTCGGCACAAGGGTTGTATCCTTGAACGTTTGGATCTGGGTATTCATATTCACCCGTCCTACCCCACTTGCGAGAGGTCTCAAGGTTGATCAGACCGTAGGGCTCTCCGTTTCCGTTATACCCCTCCCAGAACTCCTCAGGGAGCTTTCCGATGTCGTCGCATACCACGGAGTTGTTGGACATAGCCCTCCAGTTGGGTATGTTACCGAGGTCCCAACGCTTAGCGCGGAGGAACTCGATGTCGTCGAAATCACCCAGAGCAATCTGAGCAGACCTCCTGACGTTACCTGCCACCACAATCTTACCGATGATGTTCATAATGTCAAGGCAATCCACGCTGGACAGGCGGCGACCAGCCTTGGCGTTCAGAATCTTGTTGATCTCCATCATACCCCATACAAGATCCTCGCTACCGCTGGCAGTTCCACCGAACCCCTTGATCTTAGCTCCTTTTGGTCGAATGAGGTGGGTGGCGAAAGTAAAGTCCTCGCACGTTCCGTCCTGCCAGAAGTGAGACTCAATGACCCGCTCAAGGAGTTGGACCCATCCCTCTCGCGAGTCAGGAACGATGAAGTCAGCGTCATTGACGTCTTTCCTCTCGATGTTCACCTTTTGGTGGCCGACCTTCGGGAGTTGGTATACATTCTCCCTTTGGATGTTGAATCCGACTCCGCTACCGAGCATGAGCATCTCAAATGCCCAAGTGAACGGGCGGATGGGTTCGTCAACAACCACAAACGCACAGTTTTGGAGGGACGGCAACCCCAGACGATCTACGGTTTTGGTGCCGAGCTGCCAAAGAAACCTGCCAGCAACTGTGCCTTTGAGGTCAAGCATAATGTTGCGGAGCTCCTCTTTCTCGTGATCGAGGAACCCGCATTTGAGCTGTTCGTTACATGCCTCAACAACGCGATTGACTGTATCAGGCCACTCTTCTGTTTTACCTTCTGTGGTGGGTCTTGCATACGTTCGTTTGAACGTGGGGTATCCCACCTCACCCCATGGAGTAAGTTTTTCTGTGCTCATATTTTTTTTTCGGAAAGGCCTACAAGATACTCAATAGTCGTTGAAATATCGCCATACGCGATACGAATCTAACGCCCTGAGATCCCGTAAGATAAGTTTTGTTATTAGGTCTTGCCTGTCTTTTCGTCGGTACAGTTTCCTGTATGCATCACGTTTATGCGTGACATGATCAAGCTCGACATTCTGGT